CACATATTTCTTCCGAAGACCCTCAGGACCTGATTTCAAGCCCCTCACAGTTCGCTCGCATCTTCGGTTCGGAAATAGTTCCGGATGGTTCGGTATCGAACATACTTAAAGCCCTTGAAATGGGTGCAAAAGTCCGGGTATCCCGAGTAGCTGGTAAGGGGGCTACTTACGGATGGGCAAAACCCATGACTGTAACTAGGTCAGAGGGACGGGCAGTACCTTCGGTAACTGTTCCTGACGGGTCTTCCGTAATCTCTATAGTAATCTCCGACCCGAGTGGTGCTGAGAACAGCCTGACTATGCACATGGCTATCCGTACTAAGGAAGCAGGTTCCCCGGTATTGGACGATACGGGATTAAATCTCAACCGTCCTTTCTATCTGAAACTGAATATGTCCACGGAACCAACTCTCCGTGCAAGCATTATTCAGTACGGTGCAAGGGATGAAACCTCCAATGTACCCACTTCTGACAGCATACTTAATGAAATGCTGTTCTTCTCGGCTGTATCTGCAAACACCACCGAGGGAGTAACTAACCCATCTATCAACGTGAATACTCTCCATAACTTCCTGGACAATGCTCCTAATATTACCTTCGAAGCCATTAAGGGTAAAGAAGGAGATGGACAGGGTACTATGAAGAGCCTGGCTACCGGTATCCAAACAATGGAGGATATCATATCTATTCTTCGTCAGTTCTCTAATTGGAACTCGATGATTACTATAGGTAAGATTACTTCCGGAACTGTAGATGCCGATGAACCCAGTGATTCAAATGTATACATGGAATGCTCGGAGGGTAGTGCAGGTACAACTCCTACGGCTAATGAGTGGCTTTCGGCTTATCAGGCCAGCAAAGCTTACTACGAAGCATACTCGGTAATCCTTTCCCATATCCATCAGCATCTGCCCGATGACTACACAAAAGTGTATATATCGGTAGGAACGGATGTTCACAATACGTTCGAGAACATGCTGTATGTGGAGGTACCGAAATATGCTCCGGGCACTCGTACACCAGCCACGGTAGCAGAGACTCTCTCTGCTCTGAAAGCTCTGGTGCAGGCTATCGGGGCAAAGAAGGAAGTAGCATACTTCGGCGGTGGTATCAAGTACTACAACGAAAACGGTTTTCTCCAGAAATGCGATGTACTTGGTTCGGTAGCCGGACTGGATGCAACATGTGCTTCTACCTACGGACCGTGGTACTCATTCTCCGGTATGAACCGTGGTGTAATAACCTCGGCACTCGGTCCGGTAATGAAGAACCTCGGAGGTCCTGCTGATGTAGATACTCTTAACGAGTTCGCTCAGTGGTACATGAACCTGTTCGTAATCAAGAACACTCGTACTCAGGGTCAGCGAACTATGCTTTGGCATGGTTTCACCTCTAATCCGGTGAATGATTCCGAGAAATTCATTTCCATTGTACGTCTCAACTTGTATCTGAAGAAGAATCTCCGGCCTATTCTGGAGAGCTACATCGAAGAGCCAAATACCTTCGAGTCGTGGAAAAGAATATACCACGAAGCAAAGGATATTCTGGACGACCTGCAAACCCGCAATGCCATTACCTCATACGAGTGGCTGGGTGACCAGGATGCTCAGAGCTACGAAGACCTTCAGGTTAACAACGAGGCCGATGTCCGCCAGGGTAAGTACAAGGCTCAGCTGAAGTACAAAGAAGTTGTTCCAATGCAGGACATCGAAATGGATGTCATCATCGACATTGCTATGAATAAGAGCACCGGTGAAATATCCATCTCTGCCCAGTAAAACTAACCAATAAATAAGATAATACTATGGCAGGAGCTAAAGTAAAAAACCCGAGGAAGAAGTTTTTATGGCAAATCATATTTGTCAAGCATCCAATAAACGCATTCCTCTTTCAGAAGGTGGGTATTCCCGAAATCAGTATTGAACAGGTATCACACGGGGATGTAAACTACGATGTAAAAACAGGCGGCCGGGTATCTGTGGGAAACCTAACTGCTTCAAAGTTGGAAACAACTTCGGGCTCTGATACCTGGTTATGGGACTGGCTGATGTCGGTTCAGGATATGCTGCTCGGTGGAGGTTTAACCCCAAGTCAGTATAAGGAAACAGTACTCATCAACGAGCTGGCCGAGGATGGAGTATCTATCCTTAACTCTTGGACTTGTACCGGAGTATGGCCTTGCAAAGTAAATGGACAGGACTTAGACCGAATGAGTTCGGACAACACTCTGGAGGAACTTGAGTTCTCTGTAGATACTTGCGAGAAGCTGTAATAAGTTAATCACCAAGGGAGAGCTCTGTAATGAACTCTCCCTTTTTTCGTTATCAAAGGTTATATTAATCGGAATACACTTAACAACTCAACAACATGGAAGACCAAACCCTTTATGGTAAGAAATTTACCTTCAAACTCCCCAGTGGTTACGAAGTAACCATAAGGGAACAGAATGGAGAGGATGATGACATCATCTCAAACCCTGTAGATGCCAGAACATTTATGAACATATCTAAGTTCATTTCTGGTATCGTAACTGACACAGACATTACAGCAAATAGATTGCTGAGTGCAGAGGATGTACAGAAGATGCCCTCACTTGACCGGTATGCAATCATGTTGAACTCACGAATCTTCTCATTGGGCAAGATTCTTGATTTCAGTTATGATTGGGAAGGCCCAGCAGAGGGTCAGGTACGAACCCTAGATTACGAAGTAGACCTTCAGGAAGAGTTCCTCTTCGACTACGGTACAATCCCAACTATGGAAGAGATGGAAGCAAAGCCCAATGCAATCCCTTTCTATCCGGTACCAAAGCAAAGCAAGGGTATTCAGATAACTACCAAAAGCGGTAAAGAGCTTTGCTTCGACCTACTCAGTGCAGAGGGTGAATCCTATGTAATGAATCTTCCAGCAAAGGAGAGAACGAAGAATCAGGAACTGGTTGCACGTAACCTCCAACTGAAGGTGGGAGAAAACTACGAGCCGGTAAAGAACTTCCGACTCTTTTCTTCTCAGGATATGATGGATATCCGTTCTGCAGTCAAAGGCATGGACCCCGTATTCAACGGTACTACTCAAATCGAGGACCCGGAAACGAAACAGAGAATCATGGTACCGGTAATGGCTGTGGATAATTTTTTCTACCCCAGGGAGAGCTAGAGGATGTATATTTATACATAATAAAGGCAAAGATTAGTATTGACTTTAATACTCTAGCAAAACTCCCCTGGCGGCGCAGGAAGAAATTTATAGAAGCCGCCTCCAATTATTATGAACAACTTGAAAAGGGGATGGTCCATTCTTAGGGCCATCTCTCTTTTGTTCGTTAAATATGAAACTATATGGCTTTTACAAGTGGTAGTCCTTCTGCAGGACAACTCGAGATAGGCATAGCTCTTGTCCTTCAGGATAGGTTTTCAAATCAGGCAAGAGAAGCCAGCTCGGTTATACGAGGTTTACATAGGGATGCCAAAAATGCTGTACAGGCTAACTTAACTGCAGTTCAGTCGTACGCTAACATGGCAAGTGGTGTAGCTAACTCAATTGTGTCAACGTTAACTACTACCATTGAGACTGGAGCAGACTTCATTGACATGATGACTACCGTAGGTGCTATCTCGGGAGCCACCGAAAACCAAATGTCTGGGTTATCAGAAACAGCTCAGACATTGGGTTTAAGGACCATGTTCATGTCAATGGATATAGCTTCAGGTATGAAATACTTGGCAATGGCCGGTAATGATGCAAATCAGATTCAGGAAATGATATCTGGTGCTGCTATGATAGCCAATGCTACCGGCATGGAATTGGGAGGTAAAGGAGGTACTGCCGACTTATTAACCAATATCATGAGGACTTTCAAACTTGAGGGTCAACAGGCTGCTGATATAGTTGGTGACCAGCTTACTAAAGCTGCCCTGTCATCCAACGTATCAATGACTGACTTAGCTGAGTCAATCAAATACTCGGCTGCATCGATGGTAACTCTGAAACAACAGTTACCACAAGTAGCTGCAATGATTGGTACCTTAGGTAATGCAGGTATACAAGGTTCCATGGCAGGTACTTCTATACGAAATATGGCTGACTACCTGACCCAGTCTATAACCAACCCTAACTTCAAAGGAGCTAAAGCCCTGGCAAAACTGGGACTGGGTAAACAGGACTTTGTAGATGCTAACGGAGACCTTCAGGACTTTGCTGTCATATTGGAAAAGATTGGTACAGCTACTCAGGGTTTATCTACTGTAGACCAGAATGCTGTATTCAAGAGTATCTTCGGTGTACGTGGTATGCGTGCAGCAGTTGCAATCATGCGGGATACCGAGGGTTACTTTGACCTGCTAAACAAGATACAAAACAATTCTGCCGGGTTTGCTGAAGAGGTAGTGGGAAAACGAATGGAAACTCTTGCAGGTAAGATTGATATTGTTCAGTCTGCTGCAGAGAACCTTATGACTACCTTTAGTGAGGCACTTGGTAAGAATCCTATAATAATGGGATTCCTCGATATGGTTGGTTGGGCAATATCTCAACTCCGAGATTTGATGGCAACTCCTTTCGGACCTTGGATAGCCGGATTTGCTGCTATTGCGGCTGTCGGGTTAAAGATAGGTTCTATCTGGATGGGACTAAGAGCTCGTTGGTTATTACTCAACGGAGACTCTCAGGTTTCATTCCGAACCATGGTAAGACTCATGATAGGGGGATGGAATCAAGCCACCATATCTGCTCAAGGTTATCTCAACATGGAGAGAGCTATCATGGCTCAAAGGGAGGCTGGTATTGGGGCAAGTGCTGCAACCGTAGCTGCTATGGGAGGTATGCCTGTTTACTACTACAATGACAACACTCCAGCAAAAATGGGAGCTAATGGTAGGTATTATGCAAATACTGGTAGAGGAGTTTCTGGATGGACTCCTGTACCGGCAGCTATGGTAACTACTACTAATGCAAGTAAGATGACCCGTAGTCTTATGGGAGGTGCTGGAGCTGCAGCTGGTGCTGCATCCAGAGGTGCTCTTGCTTCTGTAGGCAGAGGATTACTCGGATTCGGTTCAAGAATAGTAGGCTTATTTGGTGGTCCCCTTGGATTAGCTATCACAGGTATATCCATATTCGGACCAATGATATACAGTGCTATCAAAGGTAATAAGTCTGCTCAGGATGAAAATACCAGGGCTACAAATGACTTAGCATCAGCCATCAAAGCTAGCCGAGAAGGATATAAACAAAAGGATAATCTTCAAATGCTAACTATACAAGAGATGAGATGGTTAGTGCAGACTCTCGGATTATATGCTGAAAGACTCAATCAACGAGATAATAAGGGTACTCACTTAACTATCAATATGGATGGTAAGAAGTTCCTTGAGGAGTATCTCGGAGATAGGGATGCAGAAATAAATGTAGCAGCTGGAGTAAACTAAACAATTATGGCATCACTCATAGGAAAGCCTGTTGGAAAGGTAGCTCAAGAAATAACAGAACTTGAGCAGGAGAGAATATTCCAATCTCCCCTTAATAAGGTATGGAGAGCCCTGATACTCATTAACAGGGCTACTTCTCCAATGGCTAAGGCAGAACCAAATAAACTTGGAAAAGTATATGATGCTCAAAATGCACATGTAGCCAGGGAAGGTTCTTATTCATTAGCTCAAACTCAAAGCGAATGGTATCAAAACATAATTGCTGCAAAGACAGCAGGTATTAACCCCGATAAAGTACTTAAGGCTAAGTCTGTAGATTATACCATAGCCAACAAGTTTACTTCGGAACTCATTAAGAACGATATTGTAATTGCTAATTTGAATGTATCACCTGCAATCAGTTTAGTAATTCAAAATCGTCCTGACATATTGAGGGTAGAGCCTGCTGCAACTTGGGCAGCAGTTAAATCCATGGGTCGTAACAATCCTTTCTACTTCTACACGGGGGGAGAAGACACTATAACTTTTGATATCTCTTGGTATTCAGTAGATGCGGACCACAGAGATGATGTGGTTAATAAATGCCGACTCTTGGAATCATGGGCAAGAGCCAATGGGTATTCAGCATCACCTCCTACATTACGTATCCAGTGGGGTAATTCGGGGTTATTCGAAGATGACCTCTTCATACTGGCTGCAGCTCCTTATGAGCTGACTCACTTCCAGAATGCTTCTCGTATGATGAGGGGAAGGTACTATAATGACCCAGATACCGGCCAGAGGATAACTAATACGGTTAGCCGACCTTATAATCTTAAGCTATTGCCTAACTGTGCAACTCAAACCCTCACTTTCAAAAGGGTAACTAAGAACAACCGAACCTGGGAGGAAATCATCCCTGCTAGTAAGTTGCAATATACTCCTGGAGTAATTATAGATGGTGGGGAGGTAGATTCTCTAGAAAATTCCGATACCGAGAGAATAGGCACACAAAATTAAATTATTATGGTAACTATTCCTGGAACAAGTCCCTATGAGGACAGTTATGTAATAAAGTTTCCTGATGGGGATATATCCCTGGAAAGAAATATCTCATCCATATCTTCTGACCATATAATCCATTCGGTACTGGAAGGAGAAACCATACAGAACATTGCTTTCAAGTATTATGGAGATTCTGGGATGTGGGGAGTCATTGCAGATGCCAATGATATACTAAATCCTTTTGAAGACCTTCATGCTGATATGGAGTTAATCATTCCTAATTATGGAGGATAGCAAACCCATTCTCGTAAACGGTAATGGTACACCATACCTGGCTATATTCGATGGGGTGGGTTCTCCTATTATGGATGAATTCAATGGTCTGCCCATCGGTATGGAAGTCGAGAACTTTAACTACAAATATACTGAAGGTAAAGGTGACAAAGGTAAGTTTACTATAGTAACTGACTTTGTAGGAATTGTAGACCATCCCTCTCTACAATTCAAGATGCCTTTGAAGATACAGTGGGGATGGATATTCAGCGATAGCTCTTTCAAATCTGGTCCTGTAAGATTAGTGAATGTAAAGAGTCATCAAATAGAATTCACTCCTGAGGGGGTAAAGTTTACCATAGAGTTTGCAGATGCAAAAATGTTCTTGGAAGCTGAGCCTTCTAAGTTTGTGGGCAATAAAACTGAATATCTGGATGTCTTTAAGGAGTTAGCACTCGGTAAGATGCCGTTAATAGTGACTGACTATGCAGAGAAAGCTGGTACGGCTTTGGTGATAACCGATAATCAACCTTGTGATGGCAAAACAGAGCAACGAGAAAAGTAAGCCTTGCTTACCTTGCTATATGAAAATACAAAGCTCCGAGAAATTGGATGATGGGTTGGTAGGGGTAAACATACTTAAGCTATCCCCGGAGAACTTATCTAAACCAGCACAGGACCCAGATAGATATAAGTTGAGAACGATACCGGCTACATTCGCAGAGGGTACTGCAATTGTGGGTTCGGCAACCTTCTTAAACAAATACTCTCAGTTAGTGGGCATAGCTAAAGCCATGTCTGGTGGTCCTAACTTTGTGGACACTCGTGATAACCAAGTAGAGATACATAATGGGAAGCAATCCGGTAAAGCTGTATTTGTATATACCTATGCAGGTGGAACCGGAGAATTGCTTGAGTTCAGGGTTCAAACTAAATACGTTCAAAGTATAGAAGCTGGTAAAGCCTCAAGTGTTGACCCTGATACTAAAACTATTGAAACAGACGTAGTACAATGTGTACCTACGAATGATGACCCTTGTAAGCCAGATGCTTATGTAAGAGAGAACAAACCTGACCTTCTAAGGTTCCAAAGGGATGCAACTCGTATGGCAAAAGTTGAAAGGGCTGTAGTACCCAGTACATCGGTATGTAGGGAGATAAGGAGTACTACTCCAAAACCCCCGGTATATGAATCCCCTACTGATGCTCAGCAGAAGATAGCTTCAAATCCATCTTTAACTAAAGAGGAGGTAAAAGCATACAACTCTCAGCTTGAGTCAGAGTGGAAGAAGTATCTGGATAGGTTAAAGGAATTTGAAGATGCCATACGTTCGGGTAAAACCGATGTAGGACTTCCCCAACCTCCAGATGAGGTATCTGACTTTGTAATCAAGAGGAAGGTAAGAGTATTACTCAATCCTCATGACTATGTGCCAGAGAAATACAAACACCTGTATGGTGGTAACAAAGCTTTCTGGAAAATGGGATTCCGAGCATTGGAGGAAAGAAGTGATATAACCATCATATACCCAGCTAACGGTAAGTACAGTCCAGGTAACAACTACGGTACTCCCGGTGATAAAGTACTTGCTGAAATGGTGGTTGAGATACAAGTACCAGGTGTACGAGTAGTATCAGACCCTTTGTTTGCAACTCTTGGTGACTTCATGGCCAATGATATCATTGAGTCAGTAAACAGTCAGATTAAATCTAAGGCTAAGTTTGTTGGTAACCCCAACATGAAATCTTCTCAGATTATCGAAATTAAGAATGTAGGTCAAAGGTATTCTGGAGATTGGTATGCTAAGGAGGTAGACCATAGCTTCGATACTGGCGGGTATTTTACCGAGGTTACTTTCGAAAAGAAATCTCGAAACTCTATACTGAACAAGATATCTACTTCTGTCAATATGCAGGAGGTATTCCAGAAAGCCCATGATGTGGCAGAGGAATCTTACACTACAGATGCTTGGAAGATACCGAGTCAAATCAAAGCTGAGGTGGAGAAATACAGAGAGTCATCCTGGAAGAAGGGTGAGAAAGAAAATCCCAGAAGAGCTGGTCGTCAGATTGTGGTTCAACAGGATGCCGATAACCCAGCTGACTACCAAATCTTTGAGGCAAACACTGACTTTCAAGTAGGTAGAAACATAAGTCCTAAAGAACAATGACCTTATACGAACTAATTCAGCAGAGAGGTATAGAGGCAATCGGTAGGTTCTACTCTACATATCGAGGGGTTGTTATAACCAATGATGACCCGGACTCTCAGAATAAGGTATGTATATATCTGCCAAGTATTTTGAGGGGAGTGGAGGTATGGGCATATCCAAAACACCAGCAAGGTGGACCTGGTTCAGGGTTTAAGTGGTTATCTCCAAGAGAGGGTTCTATAGTATATGTAGAATTCGAGAATGGAGACCCAAGACACCCACTTTGGTCTTATCATGGTTGGGCAATAGGTGAAATGCCAGAAGAACTTAACAAGCCTCATGTACTTGGGTTTATAACCCCAAAAGGTAATAAGATTATACTGGATGAAAGTGAAACGGGAGTATTAACTGCAATAATCCAACAGGATATTGTTGTTAAAGCTCTAGAGGGCAACATAAACGTCGATGCGGAGCAAATTATAATGCAGAGCGGGGAAGTTGGTATTCCCGAATCCACTTCAGTAGTAGAAAGGATAAACACTATAGAGAAAGACATCAATAACCTTAAACAGGTATTCTCATCCTGGACTCCAAAGCCTCAAGATGGAGGTGCTTCTCTAAAAGCCTCTGCTTCATCATGGTTTGGAAGTCAACTAATTGAAACCAAGGTGGAGGATATCGAGAGTGAAACAATTAAACAACCTAACTAATGGCAAACTATAATCAACTCAACACAATTGGTAGTGGTGCTTATTTCCCGGTAAAGCTAACTCAGGCTATTGGGAGTGATGGTAAACCAGAAACAGTACAGTTGCCTGATGGAAGGACAGTACCTAAAATTGGGTGGTATATATTGCAGGGGGATGTAGCTTTGATAAAGCAGAATCTAACCGCAATACTCACCTATCAAATCGGTCAAAGATTCCGACAAGAAGATTTTGGTTCTCGAACTTGGGAATGCCTTGAAGAGCCTAACACAAGTGCCCTTAATCTGATGATTAAGAACTTTGTAAAGGATGGCATAGCAGCTTGGGAACCTCGAATAACTGCTCTTAAGGTATTTGCTATGAAACCCACTAAAGAGTCCATACGACTCTTGATATATTTCAAGATACAGAACTCTCAGAAGGTAGAAGAGCTGAACTTTCAATATAACTTAAATAACTCAACAACAAATGTCTACTAGCAACCCTTGGCTTACTCCCTTTCAGAGGTCATACAATGACATAAAAGCCAAACTAATTCAATCTCTAAATGAAAGGGTTCCAGAGATTACTGATATGAGTGAGGGTAATATATTTATCCTTACACTCTCAATCTTTGCAGGTATTGCAGAGGTGATACATTACTACATTGATGGTATGGCAAGGGAAGCATTCCTCCCAACCTGTAGAAGGTACTCATCTTTGTATAAACATGCAAAGCTGGTAGACTACCATATCAAATCAGCTATACCATCTTCTGTAGATTTAACGGTATACATGCAAGACGGTAGCCCTTTCCCGGTAGATATATCTGTTCCCCAGAATACCGTTTTTAATTCAAAGGACGGTAAACAATGGATAACTACCAGGAATGTAATTATAGAGAAAGGGACCTACACTTATAAAATTCCGGTAGCTCAAAAGGAGGCAGTTGCCGAAGTAGAACTCGGTACATACACTTCTCATGATATTATCATCACTCTGGGTGATTTGCCTACGGATAAGAAGTATGTAGAAGGTTCTATGGTACTTACCATAGGTGGAGAGGCTTGGACTCTGGTAGATACCTTTGCTTATTCAGGTCCTGGTGATAAGGTATACAAGGTAGAGCTTGACAGTACTCTGAAACCTTATCTGGTATTCGGGGATGGTCAGTTTGGTAGGAAGCCCACCATGGGTTCTCAAATCAAGGGTCAGTACTACCTGACTTACGGTTCTAATGGTAATATTCCGGCTAACCAATTCGATAAAGTGCCAGAAGTGATGACTGATGTAACTTCTGGACTTACTTTGACAAACACTATAGCTGCAACCGGAGGCTCAGATTATGAGGACTTCGATACGTTGAAAGAGCATATCCCACTCAGTATCAAAACTCTCGGAGTGGCAATTACCAAAGAAGATTACGAGGCAATAGCTATGCTTATCGACGGTGTGGATAAAGCCTACTGTAACTACATTTGTGGTAAATATGTAGAGATATACATTACCCCAGATGGAGGTTCCGAAGCAAGCACTGAGCTTATCAACAATGTAAAGCAGAGGATGGAATCTTCTAAGGTACTTACTACCAGGGTAAGTGTATATTCTACACATGCTGCCAAGATATACCTGTCAGCAACTATAACCGGCCGGAAGTCTTTCAAGTCAATAGATATAAGCAATCAAGTGAAGAAAGCTTTACTGGATGCCTATAACTATCAGAACTCTGATATCAACAAACCGGTAAGACAGTCTGACCTGTATGCTATTATGGATAATCAACCCATGGTTGACTTCCTAACTATAACTGAGTTGTACTTACTGCCTTATCCGATAGCTATAAATATCAACTCACAAAATACAGAGGAGATAGTATCGATACCCGCTCTAAACATAACCTATTTCAAGATGCTGTCATTTGCTACAGCAACTCCTGAAACAGATTATGAGAACTGTTACATTAAAACAGTAATCGAGGATGGTAATGCTTTCTATCGGATATATGCTAACAAGGACCTTTCAGGAAATGCTTTGTACACTGGCCAGTATGGTAAACCTCTTGAGGTATCCCTGACCAAGTCGAAATTCAGCTTAACCATCAACTTACCGGTTGAGAATGCAAACTATGAAAATGGGACCGTATATCAACTAACTACACAACCAATGGGTAGTGGAGGAAAGCTGGTAGACCTTATCCCTCATAATTACAATATCCCAACTATCAGTTCGGATAACATAACTCTTACAATCAATGAAGTGGTTTAATCCAGCTAAGAGGTTCTTCAGGGATTACATCTTCAGTAACCTATTCGACCATTACTATAAAGCCAATGATACTTATCAGGATTCAGAAGGCAAGGGTATATTCGAAAGGTTCATAGATGTATGTTCAGGTTATTTCGATACTGAAGTAATGCCCGATATAGATAATTTCATGGAATGTCTGGATGTGGATAAAGCCAATCCGATATTCCTGAATTATCTTTGGGAATACTTTGGGTTCATCCCCTATGCCTATGGCGTACTTACTAAGGGAGAACCATATACAGAGGAGAATCTAGAGAATTGGGTAAAAGAGGACAGGGGTTTTCCTACCGCTGATTTCCGATTAGTTCTAAGATACGCCATATCTTTATATAAGATACGAGGTACTCGACGGTTTTATGAAATATTAGGCCGATTTTATGGAGTAACCTTTACTCTCACCGAAGTAGATGAAGGAACAAAACAAGCTGTTGCCCAGGCAATAGGAGATGGTTCTGTAAACTATGACACTATCTCTCACTTCGATACCCCATCAGCTACATACGATACCGAGACAGATTGCTGGGAATGCGTACCAATGATTCTCACTATTGGTATACCAAAGGGTCAATGGGACTTTATGTTAAAGAGGGACAAGGAAATTCAGGAACAACTCCTGGAAGAGTGGAAGCTAATGAACCCAGATGCAACTGAGGAAGAGATTCAGGCTGCGAAGGAACAAATAGAATCAGAACATCCCTCTGATTACAGTGATAAGGTACGAGAGACTTTGGTAAACATTGTCAACAAATACCTTCCAGTAAATGTAAAGTATTTCGAACCAAAAGATAGTTCAGTAGTATTCGAACAAACCTCAGTAGTAGTCTATATTGTATATGCTTAGTATGCCTCTAATCTCATTTCTATTCTCAACTGCTCAAGAAGACTCTAAGTTGGACCATGCAGTTCAGTCGCTAACCGAATCTTCTATCGAGTTAGCTGAAGCAGCCTCCAACTACGGAGCTCTAAAAGTAATCTTCGGTATCTTCATGGTATTGGTCCTTGTAATGGTAATGATGTTTATATACACTATCTGGAACCTAAACAAGAAGATATCTATAGTATCTGAATCTTCACAACAGGTAGAGGAGTTCTTCGACGGGGCCGCTGATTCTACGGTGGGTATAACCGAGGCTCAAATACTGATTCGCAGGGAGTTCAATTGTTTGGGCCATATATTAAAGTATGCCATACTACGAATAAGATTCGAGAACCATATAGACAACCAGGAGTCTACAATAAAGAAAGTGGAAAGCTTAGTAAATAACGAATATTATGAACTATGGGGACTATTCTCCAACTTCACTTGTAATGGTAAACCTCTTTCAAATCTCTTTGAGCCTCAGGATAACGAGGCAATAAAAGATTTAGTAATAGAACAGATATACATACCTAAGGACCAATTCTCCATTTCAAGTATGGACCAGTCTGTAAGTATGTATCTCAATGGATTAAAACTAATGTACCTTAAAAAATTATAACTATGGCACGAAGATTATTGCCTATTATCGACTTTGCCCATGGGTCTGATGTAGCAGGAAAACAATCTCCAGACGGTAGACATAAAGAATATCTCTGGAGTCGTAAAGTGGGAAAAGCTTTGGCAGAGCGTCTCGAGCAAGAGGGATTCGAGGTAGCTTTCACTAATACCGGGGACACCGAAATTGGGCTGTCTAGAAGAAAAGAAATTGCAAACAAATTAGATACTCCCCGAGGGGGTGCAAAGTTTCTGATTTCACTCCATAACAATGCTGCAGGTATGGGGAGTGAGTGGTGCACTGCAAGGGGTTTTGAAATATATACCACCAAGGGTCAAACTCGTTCGGATTTATTTGCCACGGTGATATTCGAACAGTTACAAGAAGACTTCCCAATTACTGACGGTTATAAACATCGGATAGACCCATCTGATGGAGACCCTGACAAAGAAGCAAACTTCACTGTTCTCATGGGTAATAACTATTGGGGAGTACTTCTCGAGTGGTTATTCCAGGATAATCCATATGATGTGGCATTACTCGAAGATGAGAATGTAAACCGGAAATTGGTAGAATCTCTCACCAAAGCCCTCATCTTCATCGATGAAAATCTCGACAAATTAAAGTTGTAAGCCATGGCACAGAAGAATGAAACCGAAGTTGTAAATGGTGTAGTACAACCAAGGTTCTATCAGGTGTACGGTGACTTGATAGAGTCTAAAGAGGTTATGGAACCTCTTGCTATAATGGGGGGTACAGGACCTATTTGTGGCTTCGACTGGGTAGATACTACCCAACAGAACATAACCATAACCAGTATCTTCAAAAGGTCCGGTACTATGCCTTCGGGGATAGGCAATATCTTAGGCAAAGCCAGGAGAGTATTTCTTTCTAACAAGGATAACACTGCCGGCCAGGTATTCAATGCCTATACTACTCCAGACGGCTTATGTCATATAGCCCCTGACACTCTTACTTTCACAGGTATAAGACCTGATGGGGGTTGGCCAAGCTTAACTAATCCTCAGAAGTTGGTAGCTTTTGCAGTAAAAGCGTCCCATACTTATCGTCAAGATGGTAGTGAGAATCCACCGAGCATATCCAATTTTGGATGTGGGTGGATAACTTTCAATGATGTATATGGGTTGGAGGAAATACTTTCTTGGGGGTATGAAAAAATGTTAAGTCTGTTAAAGTCTTCTAACATACCTTTCAATAAAGATACAGACACTCTCATAGGAATATACTTGGTAGGTTGGAGACCCGAATGGGACAGTGATGGAGTAAGCCTTAGGTATAAGGATATTATGGCATCGCTGAACTACACTCTTTGCTTAGTACCCTATAACGGTCAGTTCCCTGTAAAACCATACGGACTCAATCCTCTGGACCTACTCGATTTGAAGAGTCGAGTTAAGGCTTTGGAAGAAAGTACAGTTCCTACTGATGTAAGTGTCCTAACTCGATACTTAAACACTCAGATGAACAGTCAGGGTAAGGGTATAGAGATAGAGTACTCCATTAGTCATAGAGACGACTACGAAGTATATACTTTTAGCAAGTTGGTTATCAACGGGTGTGTATTGGCTAAGCCCTCTGCTCCAGTAAAAAAAGAGATAAACTATCAATGGAGAGAAAGTAATCCTTGTATATGTATATATACTACGGCATCTGTATTAACTAACGCTTCTCTTCATTCAATCCAATGGGGTATAAAGAGTGGATATCCCCATGTGGATAATGAAGCAGAACTTTGGGATGGTTCCTTCGATAAGTCAAGTATGAGTTTACCGAGTAAGGCTACTTTGGTGGCAGTATTCGAAATAAGTTCTCCAGATGTAACGGCTTCAGTACTCCCGGGACATGCCTACAGCCTTCTCAACAATGAAAAGGTAGATGGTCTTACAAGGGCCATACTCGGATTGTTTAGGTATACCTTCGAGAAAGGTAATACTGATTTAGATACCAGCGTAGAGCAAACTACCTCAGGAAGCGGTGATACTAGGTCAAGGTTAACGGTAGATGCTCATTACCATAATGGAGTGGCAGTATTTGACTTAACCGAGATTATGTTCCCCGGCTGTCTGTCCTTTAAAGATGTGGCTGTGAACGTGACCGACCTGTTAACTGCTAAAGATTCAAGGTGGGGTCCTATCTTAACTCAAATAGCTAAAAAGTATTCCTCGGGTACTTATGGATATGGGCCATATAAGAAGTATGGTGATACAGCTTACTACATTGAAATCTATCCAAACCTCTTTACTACAAGTGACCTGGAATCGTTCAGGGTAACGGTATCCGGAAACAATGGTACTTCTAGCAGTGATTTAAGGGCTTATAAAGTACAACTTACCTTTGTAGTGGGCGATGTTGGAAAGAATACTCTTACCAATGATGCGCGCCTACTTTTGGCATGTCTTAACAATCCTTTCAAATCGAATTATTAAACTGAACCCTAGTTGAGTTGGTTAAGTGGGGCTGGAGTGAGGTTAGAGATAACCTTGCTCTGGCCTTTTTCATTGTTTAAGGTCTATGGCAGCTTGTTCTAAGGTCTTCTGTATAGTCTTTCGCATTTGAGAGAACATGTTGACTGCAAACTTATCCCGGGGCAACTCAAAGTAATCAATCAAGTGAAGGATAGATAACTTACCGTGGGAATCCTTGATACGAGCCTCAAACCATTTGGGAGGTTCTAATTGTATTTGCATCACCAGGTATTCATCCGGAGTAAGATGCTCTTTCATATACTTATGGAATCTTTGAGATTGCTCTTCTTTAATTTGAGTCTCTTCGGAATCATCCAATAACTCTTTATTATTATCGAATAGAACTTCGAAAGAAGTCAACTCTTGATTGAACTCAGCCTGTTTGGTATAAGCATTCCGAAGCAACTTACTTTTATAAGTTTGCAAGGAAGATAAGAGAGTTGCCTTTAACCTCTCTTCATCATATTCGTCTTGGTATTTATTAAATACATACAAGAACTTATCCCAGAAAAAAGAGTTAATTACATCGGGAGTAAGATTGAATCTTCTGGAATCCACTTCCCTTGTCAGCCTACGGATTAAAGGTTTGCAGGTTTTATACAACCTATTAAACAAATCCTCATCATAGGGTTTTAATTCTGTTAATCTGTGTAGTTCACTTCCGTTATTGCCTTTCATAGTAGTAAAGTTATTTAACAATGCAAATATAATATAATAAGTAACCACTTGTATGAATTTTTATCAAAATATTTCACCGTCTGTGTTCAAGTTAGTTCAAAGATGAGCTCAGGGAACTATATTATCTAGCAGATACTATTGGTTATACACTTATGAATATTATATAATATATGAAACAAAATAGGGTAAAGAAAAGGTTAAACTCCTGTAACAAGTTCACATTCTCTATTGAGTTTCAATTGGAAGTACTCAGGTTTTTAATACAAGGGAAGGAATCTCTCTTGTATGTTCAAAAGATAAAACCCGGGTACTTTACTTTGATTGAACACTCGATAGTGGTAGAAGCCTTGGTAAAGTTCGTAAAGAAATATCAACGAATCCCAAGTGAGGTTTTAATGGTAGAGCAGGTAAAAACTTTATTGGAAGGTAGGGATTATGTAGACTTGGTTACCAAGGACGACATCCCCAATATTCATAAGTTAATATCCGAGCTTTATAATAAGCCTTTGAAGGACGTAGATATCGTATTAGAGAACATTCATAAGTTCATTGCTTATATCGAATTGAAGGCTTTGAACGAGAGTATGGACTTCTCTGATTACAATTCATACGAAACTTATCAAGCTAAGTTAACCAAAATACTCCAAAGTTCAAAGCCCCAGAAAAAAGATGAACCATTACTTATGGTTAGTGGAACTGCAATGCGTCAGCTTATGAGAAAAGTTGACCCGGATGTAGTACCTACTCCTTTCTGGCAATTAAATAGATTGGGTAATGGAGATGGCTATCCTAAGAATTCTCTATTCGTTTTAATTGACCGACCTAAACGGAGAAAGACATTTGCTCTCATCAATATTGCAAGAGGTTATCTGGCAATGAAAAAGAATGTTCTTTACATTGATACCGAGAACGGTAAGAATCAGTTAATGGACCGTATGATTCAGTCTACTCTTAACAAAACTAAGAGAGAGATGTTAACTGGTGATTACGATAAGATGGAGCAAAGGCACATGCGTAAATATAAACGTTTAGGTGTAGAGTTTATAGTCGAACGTGTACCTGCAACCATTGCTGATTGTAATACCATTATGAACTTGGTTAGGAAATTGGAAACTGAGAAAGGTATCAAGGTACATGTCATCATGATTGACTATGCTGCAAAGTTAGCCTCTATAGCCAGAGATAGAGATGATGTGGAACGTATCAACAATGTATATATAGATATAGATAATATGGGTGATGAGTTAGGGCTTGATGCGGTATGGACTGCCCAACACGTTACCAGAGAAGGTGCTAAGCATCAAGAAACCAAGTACGAGGATAATGATATCGCATCTGCTATATCTATCATAAGGAATGCAAAATGTGTCATGGGATTAAACTCTACTCAAGATGAAGAGGAACATAACATTATGAGAATGGAAGTTGTAGTTCAGAGGGATGGAGTTCCAAGTGGTAGGGTAATGTTTAATATGGACCCAGAAAGACAACGTATGAAAGAGTTCTCAAAAGAAGCTCGGGCAAAGTATGATGAGTCCATAGGTAAACAGGTAGATGACTTACTTAAGAAAAGGAAAAGGGTAAGCAATCCCAATGCAGACCCAGAAAAGAGAAGTAAAACCTCAGGAGATATTTAGATAAACCTTAATAATTAAAATTGTATGGCACGAGTTATCGATTCTATGGATTTAGCTAAGTTTGGAGAAGGCGTTACATCTTGTAACAAGTGTAAAAAGGTAATAGCCTTCAATAAGAAGGAAATATTTTTAGACTTAAGCTATGGTCCAGGACATGATGGAGAAGAAAGTGTTAGATGTCCTCAATGCAATTCGGTATTACATGTAGGAAAGTTTCACGCCACTGAACACATGTAATTATGGACATCCGATTATTAAAAATATTTCGGAGGAGAGCTTCAAAGGAAATCTGTATCAGAAGACAACCTGGTAAAAGGTACGAGATAGTATGTCCATCTGAGGATGCTCCATTAGGGTATTTCTTTAGAGATTGGGTACCTATCAACTCTCAGCTTGCCTCAGTAACTTGGGAAAAGGTTACCCCTAACGGCAAAGACTTTCACGATAGGTCTTTGGGTTATAGGTCCGACTGTTGCGTACCTTTTAAGAACACTTTCTTAAGGCTGGAAGAAGCCGAGGAAGAGTTGGTAAAGATAAGAAGAGGTTACATAATTCATCACTTGGTTTCGGAATTATGTAAAAGACTACCAGTTAGATAACAACTACCCGGCTATGGTTTACATGGTCGGGTATTTTCGTTGATGATATGAAACTCAATAGCAATATCAAAAGTAAGATGCACCAGTACTTCATTAAGAAGATTGGAGCATTTGATTACCATAAAGGCTGGATGAAGTCAGACTGCCCGTATTGTGGCGGAGAGAAGAAGTTCGGTATCAACCTTTCAAATAATAGGTGTAATTGCTTTAAGTGTGGTGAGCATCCTTCTCCAATAAGCCTGGTAATGTATCTGGAGAATACGGATAGTTTTCATGAAGTACTATCTATACTTGAATCAGGTGATTATTCTGGATATGTTTTCAAGGAAGAGAAGGTTGAGTTAAAAGGTAAGAAGGAGTTCTTTCTTCCCGATGGCTTTAAGAATATATCCATGGGCACCTCTCTATTAGCAAGGTCAGCCAGGAACTACCTTAAGAAACGTGGGTTTAATATAGAGGAGTTAGCTCGTAAGGGATGGGGATACTGTAATACTGGAAAGTATCTCGGATATATCATTATACCATTCACGGAGCATGGGCAATTAACTTACTTCAATGCCCGATTATATATGGGCGCTGGTCCTAAATATAACAACCCAGAAGTAGATATAACTGGTTTGGGAAAGAGTTTTATTATATATAATGCAGATGCTCTAGAAATATACCGAACCGTTTTTATTTGTGAGGGTGCAATCAATGCAGAAACCCTGGGAGAGAATGGGATTGCAACCGGAGGTAAAGCAGTATCAAGATATCAAGTAAATCGCTTAATTAAAAGTCCAGTTGAAAAATTTATCATATTGATTGACCCTGATGCTAAAGATAAGTCATTGGACTTGGCATTCAAATTAGTGCCTTTCAAAAAGGTAAAGGTGGTATTCCTACCAGATAATGAAGATGTCAATTCTTTGGGTAAGCGTAGGACTTTAGAATATGTACGAAAGACGACATATCAGACTTATCAAGAACTTTTAACTATAAAATCAGAATTGAAATTGTGATGGCAAAAAGAGAACCTTCTATACATATATCAAGGGTTACCTTTTCACGGATATTCAAAGAAGTGATGGGCAGGTCTCTTGGTGATAAGTTCATCGATGAATTCTTCTATAAGGCAAGGCAATCCTCATTAGACCATCGTTCAGTGGTAGGGGAGAATAAAAAGGTACAAACCCAGGCTATTCGTAGAGCTTCTGGAAGTATAGGGGATGCAAACTTATTAGCAGATATCATCTATTCCACTAGAGTTCAGCTCAAACATATAGGAGTAACCAAGATAAAGCAAACTGATGCGCAATGGGCATCAGTTAAAGAGTTGGTACCTGTTGTAAATGAATTCTGTCAAAAGTTTGGATTCGAACCTCGTCAGGGATATATAGAGTTTGTAACTACTGGCATTAAGCTAATGTCTCAGGCAAAGAGGGTGAACTATAACTTCTGTGCTAATTGGTTACATCAGAGAGTGAATTGGATTATGGATGTATATGAGGCTGAAAAGGAAGTGAAGGAAGATAAATATCCCAAATTCACTCGGGAAGTATATGAACATTATACTAAAGAGATTCTCGATAGAGTAGGTATCAATAACACCTATGACAAGAATCCTCAAGAGTACGTATGGTTTGTAAGAGCAAGGAATCTTGCAGATGAGATTGGTATTGACTATGAAACATTTGTACAGGCTCAGTTTTATGCACTCGAGTTCTGTAATGGTATACCTAAGATAGAGGACCTATCAAATGATAAGGCTCGTCAAAGGGTAATAAATTATATGGCCAAGTTCAATATTGTATCACGTCCCAAAGTTGATAACACCAACTGGGATGATTTTAAGAAATAAGGTTATGAAAAAGAAGATTGATGGGGAAGCTATAGCTTTCTATGTTATTCTGTCAGGTATTATTGTAATGGGGTTTTATTCCTTGCCTATCTCTTCATATTAACTCTACACTCATGATAACTATCACCATAAAGAACTGTAATGTTTGTGAAATTTCTGGCCCAGCTAAGTTCACAAATAAATTATATGAGATGTTCCGGATTAAGCATCCGGATGCTTGGCATATAATGATGTATAGTAGGGCAAAGAATTGGGATGGGTATGTAAAGTATATCTCGGATTATGGGCAATTCAAGATAGGCCTTTTGAATAAGGTTTATAATGAATGCCTCAAGATGGGTCAAAAGGTAAAAATTATAGATAATAGACTCCCGTTAGGAATTAAACCAGTAATTCCAACAGTTATGGGGGATAAAGAATTACGGGAAGTACAAAGGGAAGCTCTAGAAAAGATACTGTATAATAAGGTTGGAAATACTCCTTTCCTTATTTGTGCATCCGACTTGGCAGTTAACTTCGGAAAGACTTTGGTGTTCTGTGGATTGCATCAAGCATTCAAGAGGAAGTTGAAGACTGTCTTGCTGTTGAATAGTGCAGACTTATTCAAGCAATTCAAGAAGGAGATTCCAGAGTTACTACCTGGAGAGAAGGTAGCATTTATCCAGGGGAGTAAATGTAGTGAGTGGGGCAACTTTAACGTTTGTATGGTTCAATCTCTGGCAGGCAACATAAACAGGTATCAAAAGTTCCTTTCGGAAATAGACATGGTACTTATAGATGAGGCTGACGTGATTGATAATAAAACTTATAAGACAGTAATACAACATCTGTATAACTCAAGAGTACGAGTGGGATTGAGTGGTACCCTTTATATGAGTGAGCTCAAGAAGAAGCTGGTTCACAACATGAATATCATGTCATTTATTGGTGATAGAGTAAACCAGGTGAAACTGGCTGAGATGATTGATAAGGGGTACTCTACTCCCATTATCTGTAAGTTGGTATATGCCCATTACAAGTATACCAAAGATGAAGATTATCCCACCGAATATAAGGAAGTGATATCTGACAATGTAAAAGCTTGGCGATTGTCTTTGTCTCGTACTAAGTATAACATCCGACGAAAAAGATTGCCGGCACTCATTGTATGTAAGTTCATTGGTCATTGTGAAAACCTTTACAGGTACTACGTTAAACATTTCGGAAATCAATACAATATACAATATGTCCATCACAAGACAAAAGGGCGAGATGAAATTCTACAAGCTTTCAGAGAGGGGAAAATAGATATACTAATCGCTACTACGATTATTTCTAGAGGTCAAAACTTCCCTGAATTGAAATATCTGCAGAACACAGCATCAATGGATTCTAATGAAAAATCATTGCAGATATTGGGCCGACTTGCAAGAACTCACATGAACAAAAAGAAAGCTTATTTGGACGACCTTCAATTCCCCGGTAATTATCTAAAGAGACATGGTAACCATAGACGAATGTATTATCAGAAAGAAAAATTAAAGGTAATCAGAGTGGAAGGGTAATACGCATATATGCGCACGTATATACACACACTTATAACTCTATTAGTATTTAGTTATACTAAATACTAATAGAGGTTTATATAGCTAAAGCTATATAAACTTATACTTAACTTACTTAGTAAGTATTAACTTAAGCTAAAGCTTTAAATGAGCACGCACGTATAATGGTGAACCAGAAAGTTAGTGCATATACTATTCTACATCAATGACACTGAAATACATATTAACTATCACTTGATATCAAACTATCAAATATATGGCGAAGAAAAAGAAAGACAAACTTAAGGAAGTAAGGAAGGAGTTAGAGACTGGGGATATTCTTGAACCTATAGACATCACCAAATTAGGTTCAGGTAATGACCCTTGCTTCGGTAAGCATTACGACCTTTCAACCAAGGAATGTAAGATGTGCGGGGATTCAGAACTCTGTTGCATTAAGTTCACAGCTCTCATGGGTAAAACCCGTAAGGAGTTGGAAGCAGAGACTCAGTTCAAGGATTTGGAACCTCTCATAGATATGGAAGGTTGTAAAAAGTATTATCGTAAACTGGTAAGGGAAAAACTCGGTAAGAAGGAAATACTTGATAAGCTTCAGAGTAAGTTCGAGTTAACCCGTAAGGAAGCAAGAGATTTATATCGTAAATTTAACAGTAAATAACATGGTTCAATTAGAGTTTACAAAGATTCGAGAGGTTAAATCCCCTAACCGAGCAAATGACGGGGATGCCGGGTTGGATTTCTACATCCCTCAGTTATCTGACCAAGATATTCTTAAGGTTGGAGAGAAAGGTGAAAATGACTTTTCTGGTATCAATCGGAAGATGCTTGGTAGAGGTTACCTCAAACTGAATGGGTTGGGTACTGAAGATGTACATGTAATAATTAAACCAGGTGGAAGACTTCTCATTCCTTCTGGTATAAAGGTACTTATCAATCCAAAAGAGTCCATGCTCATGGCAGCAAATAAATCCGGGATTGCAACCAAAGATGGTTTATCATTCACTGCCGAGATAGTGGATAGTCCATATACTGGTGAAATGCACATCGGTATTCACAACGGTTCCCCCGAAGAGGTTTTTATTCCTCTGAACCAAAACAAGAAGATAATGCAGTTTATACATGTACCAATTATACTTTCAAACCCGGTAGAGATTACCAATGAAGAGTATGACGAGAAAGCCAAGAATTGGGGAACTCGAGGGGATAAGGGATTCGGTGCTCACGATAATAAGTAAAAACCATGGATGATAATATAAGGGGATTCCCAGGTTATCACATTACTAAAGAGGGAAAGTTATATAGGTATGGTAAGTTACTCAAAGTTTATCACCATCATAGGTATTTGAGATGTAAGTTACATAACGGTAGTATAAGTAAAAATGTCAAGATACATAGATTGGTAGCTGAAGCTTATATACCTAATCCTAATAACTTACCTATAGTAATGCACTTGGACGATAACCCCTTAAATAATATCGTAAGTAACTTGAAGTGGGGGACCCATAAAGAGAATAGGTATTTAGCTATTGTAAATTGTAAATTACCAAGACTTATAGGTAAAAACAATCCATGCTATGGATTGAGAGGTAGTAAAAATCCCAACGCTAAATTAAAACCTGAGGATATGGTAAAGATAAAAGAGTTACATGTAAAAGGAATAAGTGCTAGAGAAATACGTAACAAGTACTTTCCTAATGTATGCGAAGAAACTATACGAAGGACAATTAACCAATGTTTAATCTAAAAAATACCCGCTTTGGATTCACGTGATATAAAGAAAGAACCGGGAATTATTCCCGAACACAGGTATCTAGAAGAGATATATCAAATGCAAAAGAACCTCTTGTCTGGGTATATAGGCATAGAGGGGCTACCACAGTATCCGGTAGACATCAATACAAAGGCTTCTCAAACCCTGTTAAAGGACTTTACTGCAAGGGTTATAGAGGAGTTATCAGAAGGCTATGAGTCCTTCGAAAATGTAATGGACTTATTCGAGGCCAACCATTCAAAATTGGTACAAACCCATGGTGATTGTATAGAGTATACGGAGATACTCAATCACCTTCAGAATGCCAATGAGGAAAATGCAGATGCAGTACACTTCTTCGTTGAGTTGCTGATATATGCTAACATTCAACCCTATGATATCAAGGCATACATGGTGAAGTGGGTAAGGGATAACAAATGCGAACAGAGTACGGTAGATTACTTTAACTATATACGGAATGATATCCTATATACTGCTCAATCCCTTGGAGTGAAGTGGTTGATGGATGAGAGAGATATAGAGGTAATCTTTGACAGCAACTCAACCAACTTATTGAAGTGGTATGAAGAGAAAGACTCTGAAACTTTCCCTGAGTACAACGATAAGTTAATGAAAGGTGGTCATAAGTATAACCACGAAAACTATGCTCTTCAATATCCCTACATATTGTGGAAGATAACTCACCACCTTAATATAGCCAGGAATTTCCTGAAGAACAAACCTTGGAAACAATCTCAGGTAATGACTCAGGAGTTAAAGTATCAGGCTGAGTTGGTGAAGGCTTTCATATACTTCTGTGGTTATCTTGGATGGATAGGAATGGATTCTAGGGAAGTGTTCTATATTTACTTCAAGAAAAATCACATAAACCTGTTCCGCCAAAAATCTAAGTATTAGTATTAGTATGAATCTTATAAAAACTAAGAGCCCAATAGAGGCTTGGGAGAAGATACTCGAAAACTTCTTAATCAAGAAGACCGAGTGGTTCTGTGAAGGAGTTGGTTACAACCTAACCGACTCTCTATTCACTTATGACTTAATGGTAGAGATAGCAGAAGCTAAGTTCGACCCAAACTTCGACTTCGGTAAGATGTTTGGGTACACCATGACAAAGTGGACAGGTTTAATTACCAACTACTTGGATTTGGATGTACTTGACCAAGCTAAGTTGATGATAAGGAAGTTAGAAGAGAATAAGACCGTAAACAGGAATTATCACATAGGCTTCCATTTTGCCGATAATCACGGCAGCGGTAAGGGATGTTTGGTGGGCGGTATATTCTCTCGTAAGATTGGGATTGAAAATCCCGAGATAACCGTGATACTTCGCTCATCAGAGGTGGTTACACGATTGCCAATAGATATTCTCCTATTCTGTCGTATGGGACAGTATATCTACGGTCATGATAACTTCTCGCTAAAATTAGTTATCAAGGCTGCTTGGGCAAATGATACTACAATCTTGTTGTATCAGAACCGAAAAGATATCAAGGAGTTCTTGAAAGAGAACTGTGATGATGAAGCTCGTAGAAAAAAGATACGTAAGTCTCTCAAGAAACTAATGACAAGTGATGAAGCTGGTTATAAAACATACGGTAACAGTTTCAGAGCTTTCAAAGTATTAAGGAAAGACTTGGGATATAATCAGAAGTCCATGTTGGCATCATCTTTAGAGATTGGTGATTGGGATGGTATTCCTTTACCAGAAGTATGCCCATCTATACTTAAGCGAAACACGATAAAGAAGACATACTTAAAGTTCACTGAAAAGTACGGACTTAAGCTAAAGCTTGAAGAAAGTGGGGAAAGGAAAAAGAAGAAACTAATCTCGTTCTCCTCACCAGACGAAGATGATATGGATGATAATGAATCAACTGTAGAATCAGATGAGTAGAGTAAAGGTAAAGAATAACCTGTTAATGTTCAAGAACAGCATGAAAGCTTGGGAAGGACTTAACAGGTTATTCCTGTTCAATACGCTTGGTTTGGATATAGAAAGAATTGGTAAAGCTCAATACATAAATGATTTAGTCATTAGTATTAAAGAACCTCTGGTAGACCCCGAATTTGATTTTGGTAGGCATTTCAATTATACCATGTCAAAGTGGAAGTCATTAGTGGCTAACTATGTTGATGAGAATAGTCTTTCATTACTGAGGCTGGATGTTATAGAGGCTATCAACAATAGAAAGATATTCAACATAGGCTATCAGTTTAATAATAAACATGCCCACGGAAAGAATTGCCTATTATCCATGACTGTATCTAAAAAAGCGGGTATGGATAACCCCATGATAACAGTATTCATGAGGGCATCAGAGGTTACTAAAAGGCTGATATGTGACCTACTCCTTATTCAACGTATGGGAGAATATATATTCGGATATGGGCAGAAGTTTCATGTATCAATACATTTCAGTCAGATATTCAATGATGATACTGTACTTCTTATGTACCATGCCCATGAAGACTTACTTAAGTTGAGTGATAAGCTTGGTATATACGACGGTAATTGGTATGACAGGTTGAAGTATCTGCTTGAGGTGGACCCTGACAAAATAAAATATAAGGTACATAAAAGAGCAATAAAAGTATTAAGACCTGAGCTTTTCAAATATCCTAAGACCTTAGCTAAAGACTGTACTCTTGGGAGTGAAGACTGGTTACCGTTCTAATATAGGGAAGTCTATTGAATTGCAAATATCAATGCAATGAATATAGAAGTAAAGAAGTCTCCCTATACAAGTAAGCTTGGTGGAGATATCGATATTACCTTTTCTACAGATATTGAATGGCTATTTAATACCGTTGCCAATATAAGTAGGAAGGATTTAAGACAACTTAGAAGAAAGATAAGGAGGTATATCCATGAAACAAGAGAGGAAAAGTAATCCATACTTTGGTGTAGAAATATCCAGGAGCAAGTATAAAAATGGGTATGATAGAGATATTGAATTATCTATATCTACTAACGGTTATCACTGGATAGGATTGCCAAATATGAATATCCAGGACCTGAAAGAACTATTAAAATCTATAAGAAAATATATTAAAGAAAACAAACAATGAGAATATATTCGAACCCCTATGAGTTAATGTCAGAGACGGCAAGAAACTTATGGGAAATGGGTAATGAGGTAAAACCCCGTACCTATCAAAACAAGGTAATAGAAGGCAATGATGACTTCATTACAAAGGAACTCATCTGTGAGCAGTACTGTTTAACTCACATGGAAGACCCAGCTGCACTTTTTGTATTCACTAAGTCCAAAGATTGGGCAGAGGCAGAATTTGAAGAGAGAGTATGCGGTAGGATGGAAAATCCAGGTAAAGCATGGGAACTCCGTAAAAACGTTTGGGAAGAGTTTTTAGTTGGTGGGTTCTTTGACTATACCTATGCAGAACGTATGAACGAGACCGTGTCATACAAAGGTAAGGCATTCTCAAAACTCGAAGCAGTAATAGAATTGTTAAGGAATGACAATGATACAAGAAAAGCCATATTAAACATATATGGTGAAGTCGGTTTCGATGAGGACTGCGATTCAAACTATCTCGGTGGAGAAAAGAGAATACCGTGCTCCATGTATTACGACTTCCTCATCCGAGAGAATGCCCGAGGAGAAAAGCAACTCAATATATGTTATCACCAAAGGTCTTCTGATTTTGTAACCCACTTCGGTAATGATGTTTACCTGGCATGGAGACTCATGGAATATGTAGCTAGCGAGGTGGGAATCAAGCCTGGATATCTCTATCATACTATTGATAGTTTGCATAGTTATAAAAAAGACTGGGTGAAACTGAAGACCTCAATCCAAATTGAATTGAGATAACCTCAGAAGGTAACGGTATAATTGGAGGGGATTGTTCTTTTCTGTAACCATGAGATTAGTAGTAAAGTTACCGTTACCTTCACTCGGACCCATAGCTCAGTTGGTTAGAGCAGCGGACTCATAATCCGAAGGTCGGGGGTTCAAGCCCCTCTGGGTCCACAAGATGAATCTTTATTTTGCGCTGTGGACAACGAGTCCTGATTCACCCCGGGTATCCGACTGTAGGGATATAGACTGATACCCATTTTTATACGGAAGTAGCACAGTCCGGTTAGTGTACTTGCTTTGGGAGCAAGGGGTCGCAGGTTCGAATCCTGTCTTCCGTACAAGGGCTATATGCTGGGTCATAACCGGAGATACGACCTCCAGCTAGCAATGGGCAATAACCTGGTACGAGATACCAAAAGCTCATAATTAAAGTCGAAGGCTATAGCCATTGGAGATGAGCGAAGAACAGTACCTCATCTCCCCCTTTGTAAAGGCTCGGATGGAGAAATAGGTAAACTCATCAGATTTAAGCTCTGACGGTCATTGACCTTGCGGGTTCGATTCCCGCTCCGAGTACAAAATACCTTTAACATGAAAATCACATTCAAAGATTACCCTTGCGGTACAATTTCATTAGGTACTTCAGTAACAAGAATACCTAATTCATATCGGATTAAATCAATCCAGGATATGGAAGATATAATCAACCGTTCTAGAGAAAAAGTAAATAAAAGTCCAGCATTCCATACGTTTGCAATAAATAAAAGAACTACAGCTGGTATGATTATTGAATGGCGAGCCCATAATATGCTATATGCACTGCATATAAAAAGGAATAGGACTCGAACGGTTGACCTGGATATAAATGAACCATGGTACCGTAAAGTAGGATATTTAATATTATCAACACTATATCTAAGATGGTAGAAATTACAAATGTAGACGTGTATGACTTAGAGAAGTCAATTATAGCATGTAGAAATGCTATGCGCACAGAACCGGTATTCCCAGTAGACATGGATGCTTGGGGACATCCAATTTATGAACAGAAAGAGTGGGATGATTCGTTTAAGAGGGCCGTTAACTTGGCCAAATCTCCATCTAACAGTGGTCACCCTAATTTCTTAACCGGGATAAGGGTATCATTTGATATTCTATACCCAAACTACTTTTCACCCGAGTTACAACGATATCATTGGATAGACATTGTAACCTCATCTTCAAAGATGCACAGGCTAGGTGAGATTGTAAAGAAGGAGTCATTCAATAAGTATGTAACCCCAGAGGTAGTAGCCATAGTTCAGGACTTGGTAAATAAGTTCATAGAAGACCCAAGCTATGAGAATCGTATCAAGCTGCTGAGTAATTGCCCTCTCGGGATAGAATTATTCATGAGGGTAAGTACCAACTATATGCAACTCCGGAATATATACCATCAGAGGAAAGACCATCGTCTGAGAGAGGATTGGGGAGCATTCTGTAAGATGATTCAAGAGTTACCATTCTTCGAAGAGTTCATAAACAAGTAAGGTATGCCACAAAGTTACGAACATGTAAATCATCCTAAACACTATAATAACTACAGTGTAGAAGTTATAGATATGATGGTATCTATCTATGGAATAGAAGCAACTGCTACATGGTGTGAGATGACTGCTTTCAAATATCGCATGAGAGTAGGTACCAAACTTGACAATCCTGTAGAACAGGACTTGGATAAAGAGAGATGGTACCTTAACAAGGCAAAAGAATTAAGGAGTAAGCTTGAGTAAAATAAAAGGGACAGTATATTGTGAAAGGTATACTGTCCTTCTTGTCGAAGAAGCTGAAGAGATATCTACAGAGATATGGTTTACTAAAGAACTATTGCATACTACAAATATTTATATTAAATACCACAGATGGAGTCAAGATATGCTATACTAAAGAGTTTCTCACAAGTCAAGCGGCTTGTGAAAGCTTGTTTAAGAACTGGCATAGCTTCCGTCGACTTCGAGACAAATGCTGAAGGTATCTATAACAAATCTTTCAAACCAACCATCCTATCAGTAACTTTTCAGGTAGGTTCTGGTGTATCAATCCCTTTATGTCATCATGAATATAACAACCCTCGTTGGAAACGTTGGTTAAAGTATTTTGGTAGGCATGTGATTGAAAATCCTAAAATAACTAAAGTAGGATGGAATCTGAAGTTTGACCTTCAGATATTCGAGTTATTTGGGATATATGTTAGAGGTACTGTTCTGGACGGAATGCTTATGAAGTATCTCCTAAATGAGGAGAAACCTAATGACCTGAAATCAATGGTTAGAAGGTATCTACCAGAACACGGGGATTACGAAAAGTCGGATAAGTTTGATAAGATACCATGGGACAAGAAACCATTGGAACCATTATGCAAATACGGTTGCCAGGATACGGATTATACCTTAAGATTATCTATGTTCTTTGAGAGCAAGTTAATTGAGATAGGTATGTATCCATTATTTAGGCATTTGATAATGCCAGCATCCAGGGTACTCCAACATGCAGAGAAAACTGGGTTATACCTTGATAGGGAATTCAATCAGGAATTGCTTGAATCTTACAAGCCAAAGATTGACCAAGCAATTAGCAGTTGCTTGAATCTTACACGAGTAAAGAAATTCTCTAGATGGCTTACCGAACAGAGAATAAGCAAATACCTGGAGTCCATAGAAAGTGAACTTGAAGATATGGATTATAGAGACCCTGCAAATAAGAGGAAGATAGCAAGTAGGGAACAAAAGATATCCAATATCAGGGCTGGAGTATTTACAACTAAGAAAGAACTTGAATTAACCCGAGAAGTAAACTTGGGCAGTCCTATTGATTTACCTTTATTATTGTACTCTAAAAAGGGATTCAACTTCCCGGTTATCAAGTATACTAAGGATAAGAAAACAAATAGGGATACTGATAAACCAAGTACCGATGAAGACACATTGGTAGAACTTCGGTTAACGGTTAAAGACCCAGAAAGTCCGAAAGCTATATTCCTGGACAATCTTCTTGAATTGAGGGGATTGAAAAAGATGTACACTACATATATTGAGGGATGGCATGATAAGGTACAGGATGATGACCGTATCCATGGTCAATTCAAAATCATTGGTACTACATCTGGTAGATTAAGTAGTTCTGAACCTAACCTTCAGCAAATACCTAAAACCTCCGTAGATGCTAACATAAAGAAACAGTTAGTAGCTCCCAAAGGAAAGTTATATATGGCACTTGACTACTCTCAGGCAGAGTTAAGAATCATGGCTCACCTTTCCGGGGATGAAACTTATCTCGAGGCTTTTGCAAAGGGTCAGGACCCTCACCTTGCTATTGCAGCAAAGAAGTATGGTGTATCGTACGATGAAGCAAACAAAGCTTATAGTGATGAGCAACATCTAGATTATAAGGTTTGGAAGAACAGGAGAAAGCAGGCAAAGCAGATATGTTTTGGTATTATCTACGGTATTCAAAAGAAACTACTTGCAGTTAAACTATCTGACCCGAAAGCTGGTATCATAGTAACCCCCGATGAAGCTCAGCAGCAATTGAATGAGTTCTTCCAAGAACATCCCAAGATTAAGAAGTTCATGATTAACCAGGAGAAGGTACTGATTGAACATGGATATATTAAATCTCTGTTTGGTAGGAAGAGAAGGTTACCCCAGGTATATTCGGATAACGAGCAGGAAGCAGCATACGCAGTACGATTATCGGTTAATATGCCATGTCAATCAGCTGCATCAGATATGAACTTATTCGCTTCAATCCTAAACTATTGGAAAATGAGGCAAGGTAAGTTACCATTTATGCAAGAGACTTGTAATGTTCATGATGCTACCTATTACTTGGTAAGTCCCGAATATATAAATACCTGGGTAGTATACGAGATTTGGGAAACTTGCCGTAACCCAAATACTAAAGAATACTTCAACTTCCAGATAGACGACGTAAGTATGTCAATGGACTTCGTTATCGGGCGTTCTATGGCAGAGGAACTACCTTTTATTCCTGGATATGATTATAGGAAAATGCTTGAACCAGATTTTAATCCTGATGAGTACTTAGAGGAACATCGTAAGTTCAAAGGTATTGAAATAGAAGATTATCCTAAGTTATATCCAGAAGAGATAGAGAAAAATAAGAGAGAGTTTAGGAAGAGAATGTATGAAAGGTAATATACCAGATTTTGATTGTTACCATGTTACTCGAGAAGGTAATGTGTACTCTAAGTATAGAGATAGAGTTACTTGGAGGAAAATGGCTAAGAGAAAGAAGAACAATGGTTACTTGATAGTAAGCCTAAGAAATAATAAGGGGATTAAGTATACGTTTAATATACATAGGTTGGTAGCTTTAATCTACATTCCAAACCCAGATAATAAACCGTGTGTGGGTCATAAGGATAATAATCGAGAAAATAATAAAGTAGAAAATCTATATTGGTGTACTAACCAAGAGAATACTCAACAATGTATAAGAGACGGTAGATTTAATATACCAAGCCCTAAGTTGAGTGAGGAGTCTATAAATAAGATGATAGAAGATTATGAGAGTGGTATGAGTAACCTACAGATAAAGGTCAAATATGGAATAAGCATTATGACCATGTATAAATACTTCAGTGAAAGAGGTGTTATATGGAAAAAAGGCAAAAGATAGTACGTCTATCCCAGATTAAGAAAAATACTCTGAAGATTCTGTTTCAAGGGAAAACCTATGAGATTGATTTAGACCAGGAACTCATGATTGATGAGAACCTGGTCAATCAGTCTTTACGTAGAAGTCCATCTAATTATGCTCTATTGGTGATGGTAAGGGATAGGCTTATATATAAAAGGGATAAACTTGAAAAGGCCAAGGACCAAGCTTATAGCAAGGCATGGCTTTACTATAAAGAATCAGGTAATGTAAACAATGACGCAGCAGCTCATAAAGCAGAGAACAACCAAGCTTATCAGGGAGCATTGAAAAGATATATGAAGGCTGAGTACAATGCGAGTAAAATGATAAGTATATGTAAAGCTTACGAATCACGAGAGAATATTTTAAGAACTGTATCAGCAAACTTACGTAAACAACAGTAAATATGTCAAGAATTGAGTTAGACCTTATTTCGGTCAAAGAAGCAAAGGAGTTGAATGATAAACTGAAAGGTTTGGGAACTCCTACAGGAAGTCGGGTACTTATAATATCTCCGGTAGTAACGGCAGATACCAAAACAAAAGGAGGACTTTATATCCCTCAGGAACACGATAAGGACACAGTACCACGCAAAGGTGTAGTAATTCAGGTAGGACCCATAACTGATGAACAGCAGGAAGAATATCCCGGTCTTCAGGTTGGAGCAGTAGTTACCTACGGTCTGTATGCTGGTAAAGAACTGGATGTAGTAGACCTTCCCAATCAAGTAACAACTATATTATCTCTGAACGAGATACTTTATATCGAAACCAATAAATAAAGCCATGAAAAAAGAAAAAACAACCAAGAAAAAGGGCAGTGTAATGACTACCCGAGAAAAGATGCTTGCCAGGAAAAAGGACCTGGAAAAGCGTAGTGGGGGTGGTGGAATAATCTACCCGAAAGAGGGAACTACCCGAGTACGTATCAAATCTCGGGGTGCAGACGAGGAGTTGGGAATCGAGATTGTCCAGTTCTATCTGGGGCCGAAAGAGGGGGGTATCATTTCTCCGGCAACTTTTGATGAGCCCTGTCCTTTCATGGAGAAGTTCCAGGAGCTTAAGAACTCCGATGACCCAGATGACAAGGCACTGGCCTCGAAACTGGTACCAAAGAGAAAGTACCTTATAGGGGTACTCGGTTACAAAGATACCAAGGGTAAAGAGATTGACCCCGACCGAGTTGATAAACCCATGATGGTACCCCGTTCGGTATATCAGGATATCATTGACCTTTACCTCGACGAAGAGGATTGGGGTGATATGACTGACCCAGTAGAAGGATACGATGTCAAGATTACCCGTACCGGCTCTGGTAAGAATGACACCAGTTATTCGGTATCACCTTGCCAGAAAACCAAGCTGGACAAGAAGTATCGGGGAGAGGTCGACCTGGAGAAAGCAATCCGTGCAAACATTCTTTCCTATGAGGAACTCGAGGAGAAGCTGGCTTCATTCCTTAACGAAGGCGGAGATGAAGACGAAGAGGATGAAGCTCCCCGTAAGAAATCTTCCAAAAGCAAGCTAGCGGACAAGAAGAAGAAAAACGGAAAGAAATATAAGGGTGATATCTAAAATCTCTGGATATATACCTAAAGCAGGAGTGGGGTATAGTTTATATCCCACTCTTTTCATATAATAAATAATAAGTATGGCACGAAAGGCAAGAGCTCCTAAAAAATCAGGAGGTCGTAAATTCAAAATACCAACACAAAACGAGATACTCAAGAAATATGGGTCATCTCTCCAATTCAAAGCCAGTACCATAAATCATCATGGGTTGTGGATTCCTTCAACCTTCTTTGCTCTCAACTATCAGATGGGTGGTGGTGTACCATTCGGTAAGATAATTGAAATCATGGGAGAGGAATCATCGGGTAAATCCCTGATAGCATACAACTTTGCGTATGCAACTCAGCAACTCGGGGGTCATGTAATCTGGGTGGATGCAGAACAAGCCTGGATGAACTCATGGGCTGAAGAGAACGGTCTGGACCCTGAAAGGGTAACAGTACTTAATGACACCCGAATAGAAACCATATCTGATGCTATAGCAGATTTGGCAATATATTGGAGGTCAAAACTAACCAACAACGAACCTATTATCGTTGTGATAGACTCTATAGCAGCTCTGGATTCAATAGAAGCCATAGACGCTAAGATGGCTGATGGTAAAGCCGAAATGGGTAACCGAGCAAAACAGATATACAAGATGTTCCGAATCCGGAATGAGCTGTTTTATCGGTTGGGAGTAACTATGGTATGTATCAACCAATTACGTAGTAAACTTGGAGCAGGCTTCGGTCAAGATACAAGTACTACTCCAGGAGGTGCAGCACTCAAGTTTTATGCTTCAATACGTTTGGCTTTCTATTCTGGTAAGACTCTGAAGATTAAGTATAAGGGTAAAGAAAGACGGGCAGGTAAATATGTAACTGTCCAGATGAAAAAGAATAAGGTATCTCCTCCACGAGAGACCATATCTAAAGCTCCGATATATTTCAATCCAAAATATCACGAGGTAGGGTTTGACAGATACTTCTGGTTGGAAGAGTCACTGGAAGATGCCGGTGTAATTGAAAAACTCGGTGGTGGAACATATATGTTCGAGGGAAGTAAGTTATGCCGAGGAGAGGATGCTTTCCATAAGTTGATTGAAGAGGATGCTGAACTTCGAAAGAAACTTCTTAAGGCTGCAGGTATAAATACTATAGGAACAACAAAACGCAAGATAAAGAAGATTGCACGAAACATGTTCCCTGTTGATGCAGACTTAGACTATGAATCTCAAATAGAATCTGATGATACAGAAGAAGACGAATACATCCCGGACGAGGGGTAGAAAGCCGAGGATGCTTATGGTAGTGGACGGGAGTAACCTTGCTCACCGTTCATACCATAAGTTTAAGAATCTTAAAGCTAATAACGGAGCTGGTACCGGATTAGTATATGGATTCTTAAGAATACTCGGTTCATACCTTGTAAGGTTTAAACCAAGTCACGTGGTAATAACATTTGACACTCAGAAGAGTAAAGAGTCTAACTTCCGTAATGAATTACTTGAAGGTTACAAAGCTCACCGGAGTAAGATAAGTATGGATTATGAAGACTTCAATAAACAGTTAGCTCTGTTGAGAAGGATTTTAAGACTACTCGGGGTTCAGATGATTATAGATAAGAAAGGGTTAGGACATGAATCAGATGACTACATTGCCTGGCTGGCTATAAACCATCCTGGTAAATCTCTCATAATATCTTCAGATAAGGACTTCTGTCAATTACTTGACAAACGAGTGAAGATATTCAATCCCAACAAAGAGACACTAATCCACAATCAAACCTGCAAGGAGATTATGGGTTATTCTGCTGAGGAATGCGTTGATTACCTAATACTTAACGGAGATAAGTCTGATGATATCCCGGGTTACTACGGTATGGGTGAAGTGAAGACCAAAGCTTTCCTGAACCAATTCGGGAGTATAGCTGACTTCATAGATGCAAGAGGAGCAGAGTTTAAGGGCATAGAAAGGGACCAGCTAGAAGAGTTATATAAGAAGAACAAGCCTCTTATAGATTTGAAAGCTGCTTTAACTCTATACCCGATAAAGAAAGTCCCTTGGGTAAAAGGATGTACTAATAATATAAGGAAAGATAGGTTATTCATGGTCCTCGATAAGTTCAATCTGAGGTCATTTAAGATACCTGACTTTTTGGAACCTTTTAAAAAACTACAAACGTATGTACAACGGTAAATATCAAATTATGTTTACAGGTGTTTCCGGAGTAGGGAAAACAACCATTGCAAAGGAAGTATCGGAAATGTTGAAGATACCCTTTATATCTGGTTCATACTCTGACCTGGTACCAGAAACAAAAGACATGCCCCACGCTGACATGATTCAGCAGGATGCAAAGACAGTATTCATGCAGGATATGCAGGTACTCAATCTTCGTAACAAAGCCTTTCGAGGGGAGGATAACTTTGTAACTGACAGGTCATACTTTGACTCTGCAGCATACTTCATCAATAAGTTATCTCATAGGTTGGCAGAGTGTGACCTGGACCATGCTATAGACTTATGCAAAATGCTACTTGGTCAACAGTGTACTCACTTGATATTCATACCATTCTCCTCAAGCTTTTTCAAGGACTGGGTAACCGAGGATAACAGGAAACGAGTACTGTCAAAGTACTATCAGTTCCAAGTTTCTCAGGTTATGTATGGATTACTTGACCTGTGGGGGTACAAGCCAGATTCCAAAGTAATGCAAGCAGTGAATGGAATACCAAGTACTGGTACTTTGGAAATCATGGGTTACAAGGTAAAGGTTCTCATATTAGATGAGATGAACTACGAAAAGAGAAAGCATTTAATAAGGAAATTTCTTCAGTTATGAAGGTGATAGGAATAGCATTCTCTGATTTGCACTTGGGAGAGTATTCCAAGTTCAATGAAGAAAACAAGAGGACCCTAAGTATTTTCAGGGTCCTCTATTTGATTAAGGACTTATGTATCAAGTATAAATGCCCGGCATTCTTTTCGGGGGATTTTATGCACCGTCCAGAATATATAAGTACTTCACTTGATGAAATTATAATCGAGAAGTTCGAAGAATTAAATAGGTGCGAAGAATTTAACATATATGGTATATCTGGAAACCATGACCTTCAGAAAAGTAATTCTATAGACAGAAGGTCACCATCTCATTGGGCAAACCTTTGCAATAGATATTCATTCTTACACAATCTGGATTTCTCATACCATGAGTTCGATAAGTTCAGAGTAGTAGGAATACCTTACTTAGACCATAACAAAGGATTAGATACTTTGATAAAGGCTCAGATGAAGGATGCTATGTTAAAGCCTACAATCCTATTATTACATACTGACTATCCGGGAGCTAAAGATACCGATAACACTGAAGTTGGAACAGTAGAGAATCTGAACGTAAATCTACTGTCAAAGTTCAAATTAGTATTGATAGGCCATATACATAAGCCTCAAAGGTTGGGGAAAAAGATATACATGGTAGGAGCTCCTTTACAACAAAGAAGAACCGACCGTAATTGTAAACTTGGATACTGGAAGATATATGAAGACTTCTCAATGGAATTCAAGCCATTCAAAGGCTTTCCTAAATTTGTGGATGTATCATCAGAGGATGAAATTAAAGATGACGGCAATTATTATACTGTCGTTGCTAGCAAGTCTCGGGTTGTGGCGGTGGAAGATACCCCGCAAATAAATCGGGAACTTACTAAGAAATCTATGGTACGCCGATATATGAAAGCCAAGGGCATAAAAGACAAAGAAAAGAAGGCCACATTATTAAAGGTAATAAAGGAGGCAGAATGATACAGTTTGGAAATATAATCATAGAGGGCTTCTGTTCTATACCTTACCTTGAATTAAATCTGGGTTCAAAGGGTATAACTGTAATCAGAGGGGCTACAGGGGAAGGTAAGACTACAATCTTATCAGCTCTGGTGTGGGGTGCTTATGGTAAGAATCTAAAAGGTAAATCAGATGTAAATACTTGGGAGAAATACAGACCTAAGAATTATAACGGTACTAAAGTAGAGATATACTTTGGTAAGGATGGAAAGACCCATAAGATAACTCGATGCCTTAAATATAAAGGCGAGATAAATGGAGCTAAGGGTAAAGATAGACTCATATATGAGATAGATGCTGTTGAAGTATCTGAAAAGAATAAGGGGGAGATACAGGCGCTTATAAACGCTGATTTGGGTATGTCTTATAGCCTTTTTATGAATTCTATACTATTCGGTCAAGGTATGAAAAGACTGATACAAGAATCCTCTTCAGACAAGAAAGACTTGTTTGAGGAGATTTTTGAGTTGGGATACATATCCAAGGCAAGGGATATTGCAAAGGGCTACTATACGGAAGCTTTGAGAGAGTACAATGAAATAAGCCAGAAGTACTCATCAAGCAAAGAAAAGAAGCAATCTATTCAGCGAATGCTTGATGACTTGAAGAAGCAGGCCAACCATGTAAAGAATGACCTATCTTCAAGAGTAAAGGTTTTGGAAAAGAAGTTATCGTTGCTAGCTAAGGCCAAAAAAGAGAACGAGCTTAAGGAGACAGTAACTTATAAGAACCGTATAGAACAGAGAATTCAGGAAGCCCGGGACAATCAAAAGGAGTTACTCAATAAGATAAATGATGCCAAGAAGAAGACCAGGGTATCTCTAGAAGAGTTTATTGGTGTAATTATAAAGTTACTAAAGAGAGGTGATATTAGAAACTCTTTGAAACGTCTAATGGAGGTAAAGAAAGCCTTTGGAGATATAGAAAGGTTACAAGATAAATGTTCTAAACTGGCGGACAAAATCTCCAACTACAGGGATAAGTTAGAAGAACTTAGGGACCAAGAATATGAGGCAAATAAAGTTCAGAGGGATATTGATTTAACCCATGTTGAGATAAAGAAGCTTTTGTCTGAAAAGAGAGCTGGTGTTAACCTGGGCCTAATCAAGAAATATAAGACCCAGTTATCAACCATATCAGATAAGCTTCAATCTATCGAGAGTGAGATGGAGGAAAAGAGGGCTAAAGTAGATAACTACAAATGGGTAATGGATGACCCACTTGGAAATAGGGGTATAAAAGCCTTCTTATTTGAAAGCTCTTTGGATATATTGAATGAGACTCTGGAATCATATTCAGAGGTACTTGGGTTTAGTATACTGTTCTATGTAGATATCCAGGGTGTAAAGAAGGACTTCAACACCCAGATAATTATGGATGGTATAGAGGTATCTTATGAAGAGCTATCAGGTGGTCAAAAAACTTTGGTGAACTTAGCTATGGCATTTGCTATGAACGAAGTTATGACTAAGGCTAAAGGGATTAACATTGCTTTCTTGGATGAGGTATTCGAGAACCTTAGTTCAGAGTATGTAGACCTCGTAATAGGCCTTATCAGGAAAATATACAAGGATAAAACCCTATACCTTATATCACACCAGGAATCACTCCCAATACCCAATGCCAGGGTGCTTACTGTGACCAGAGAAATGGGCCTTTCACAATACCACTAATGACTATTGGTATTAAACACTATCAAAACCATGAGAAAGAACAGTAGAAACAAAGGAAGCAGGTTCGAGCGTACCATAGCAAAGGCCTGGGAATCCTGGACAGGATATAAATTTTCTAGAACCCCTGGCTCAGGAGGATGGGCAAAGGCAAAAGATGCTATGGGAGACTTGGTATGCACTGATGAAAAACATTCGAGAAGATTCCCTTTCAGCATTGAATGTAAGAACTATCAGGAAATTAAATTCGAACATATACTCTTAGGCCTTAGAAGTTGTAAAATCATTTCTTTCTGGGAACAGGCTACAAAGGATGCCAAACGATGTGGAAAAATACCCGTATTGATTATGAGGTATAACTCCATGCCCAAAGGAGAGGCCTTTTTTATTATAGAAGGTAATGGAGCATTGGATTTATTCATGTTAAACAGTTGTTCAGAACTTTCCAGAATGGAAATCAAAACACCAAAGGTACACTTATCTGTATACATGTTCAAAGAAGTACAAAGGTTGTTAAACTATATGGACATATTCAAGTATGTCCGGAAATTAAATAAGTAATATGAAGACCCCCTACGTATACTGTATTTTTAGGCTTGATAGGAAGTTCTACAAAAGAATCAACTCTGATTTGAAAAGTAGGGGGTATAAGCATGTGAAAGCCATAATCCCTACTATCAGCGTATTAAAGAAATCTCGAAATGGTAATAATGAGTACGAGGATGTACCATTATTGTTCAACTACGGATTCATACGAATGAAGCCAGAGAAAGCCTTTGACAGATACTATCTAAACAAATTAAAGAAAGACATACCCGGTATAATGTCTTTCATGAAATCCCTTGACTATCGTCCGAAAAGAAAGAGGCTGAGGGTGGATAATGCCGAGGACTTTGATGATTACTCAGTAGTAGCTACCATAACTAAGGAAGAGGTAAAGAAATACAGAAGAATGTCTAAAGCCAATAAGATATTCTCTGCAGATGATATTACCCGGGTAGCTATTGGGGATTACGTAGTACTTAGAGGATATCCGTTTGAGGGAATACCTGCAGTCTTATTGGAGAACAACTTGTCTACTAAGATGATGTTGGTAAAGTTATATCCAGAAATGGACGGCAGTTTGGAAATAGAGGTACCTCGAGAAAATGTACTCTACTCTGCCTATCATGAATCAGACGAGTATAAGATGTATTCGGCAGACTATGAAGTAGACTTATCTCAGATTCCAGACGGTAGTACTGAAGATATTCTAATGAACAAACAATACTAAATATGGAACGACATCAAGAATTGGCTTGGGACTGTTTGACCGAGCCCGAGAAGAATAGCCTGATGTTTATTCAAGGCAGAGGACTATCAACTTGGGAAGCTGGAGAAATTCTCAAGATGTCTCATTACAAATATCTGGAACTAAAGGCCAGGGCAGAAAAATTCTTCAAACTATTCTCTGACTACTTTGAACTCCATCCATCATTAGTAAATCCCCAATCTCCAATAGAACCGAGGTTCAGGGACTACCTATTCGGGGCCATGGTTAAAAGACTACCGAAAGAAGAAGCAAAGATACATTCAGGAGATTCATCTTGGTTGTTAACTTCTATAACAAACCCAAGAATCATAAAGAATATGAAAAGGCTGAAAGAATCAGAGAATAAGTGGGATAAAGACCTCTATGCTCTGATTCTTGAGTTTGATAGATGGAACAACTATCGAATAATGCCTCGTGTATTACAAGCTCCTACAGCATATAAGAGAAGGTCAACTAAGAAGGATAAGGTATACTTATCTTACCTTCATCGAATACCTGACTTTAAGATAAGGCAATTGATTACTGAGTATTGGAAGAACGGCCCTTCCGGTAGGAGGTATTTCACAGCTATAGTATCAGATGAACTTTTCCCAGAAGAGGGTTATGGGGTGATGCCAATTAAGAGAGAGGATGATGTTATTAAGGCTGTTACTGATTTAAGGATGTATATATTCGAGAGTCAGCCTATTGCCGATACCTTTGGATTTTTGGTTACAAGGTACTTTGAAAAAACGGTGGATAGTAAAGGGGGCTTGAAGTTCTGGAAGGAGTACAGGGAGGTTATCCAGAAAGCTATTAACTACAAATCAATAAATAACATGGATTTTACTTGTGAGACTCTGGATACTGCCTATAAATTACGCCGGAAAAGAACCACTAAATCTAACTCTTAGAATTTTAATGCAAATATTTTACAACTTCGAGAAATTTGATTATATTTGCATAACGAAATAAGAAAATAAATTTTATACTTATATAAATATGCGCAAAAGTAAGAAAAAGGACAAAAGACCGTTAAAGCTTAACAAGGAAAAGCTTAAGGTCATGGGAAGTGGGTTAGAAAATATGACCTACAAGGACATGAAAAGAAGAGCAGTTGCTCTCGGCATGCCTTTCCCAGATGCTTGTTCAGCAGATTACAATGGACTGGCATCATGGATTCACCACTCAGAAAATAAGCCGGATAACTCCCTTATTGATGAGTATGATAAGTGGATGGACCAGCAACTAGAACTTGCGGGTTATGCAAAGGACGACCCGATGAGAAACTATCAACTCAATCTAGGGTTCATTGGAGAAGATGCAGTAACCAAGCAAAAGAAAACTAAGAGGGTGAAAGGGTTGGAGAAACCTAAAAAACCTAAGAAAGAGAAGGATGATAACGGTCTCTGGAAAGGAACCAAGAAATCCTATGTATTCGAATTAACCTACAAAGGTTTATCAATCGACCGTATTACTAGAAGAGTGCAAAAGAAGTTTCCTGATGCCAAGGAGAAATCCATTCAGCAATGGTATCGGGCAGCATTACGTAAACAAAAGAAAGAGTAGGGTATGCCTGTTGTATTTAGATTCAAGGGTCATGATGACTTTGAGGAATCCTGCTATAGATTAGGAATCCCATGGGTACCTCCTCAGGTTCTTAAGATGAGTTTAAAACTAAAACAGCAATGGCAAAGGAAAGTACTCTGTGGAAAACTAAAGGTTCATAAATATAGGGAAAGGGATAAACGCTTTCTGGATAGATACCGGGAATGCTTAAAAGAAGCTACCAGGATTAACGGGGTAGTAGACCCCGATTCTTTACCTCCTGATGTAAGGGCATACTTCCTGGAAAAGAAACGGAGGAGAGAGTACTACAATAGGTTCAATAAGGTAGTAAAAGAAATGGACTTAAAGATTTACCTTCATAAGTGGTATCCGTGGTCCTACAACTACAAAGGAGAACCGGCAGTAGTATTACAAGGATTCTATTCATTGAAGGCAGCCAGAAAAAGGTTCTTAATCTATTATGGACGAGAGAACTTAAAAGCAGTTCATTGGATAAAAGGTAAAACAGCACTTGAGAAAAAGTTTGTTATAGGTAATTCTTTACTTATAGCTGGAAAAAGGAAGAAACCTATATCCAAGATATTGCTAACCGAAGCCTACAGAAATCGTAAGGAAGCCGCCCAAAGGGAAATCGGTAAGAGGATGGCTCGGAAAAAGAGGTTGGGCTCTCAACAAAAGGAAAAGTACTTTTTGAACTTGGTAGATAAGTTTAATTATGGAGCAAAAGAATATAGAACTTTACTCAAGCCTGTTCCGGAAAAGCTTGTTAAGTTATCGAAGGCTAAGGAGATTGAGTCGAAAAGAAAGAAGGCTCTTTACGAAGAAGAGTGATTTAACCTGGGCTCAAATTAAAGTAGCCCTTGCATATAAAGCCATAACTAAACGTTCTGCTATCAGTTCTATTAGGTGGACTAAAAGACATTGGAATGAATATCAAAGGGCAGTATTGAGTAGGGCAGGTGGGATGCCTTTGGTAAGAAAGAGGTTAAATGAGAAGTATATTCTCAAAGAACTATTATCACAAGGCTTTGTTCCAAGGTCAGATTTCCGTATGAAAATGAAATCTGGATGGTATGCTTACTTGGTAACTAACCAAACGGTATGTGGAGAACACTATATTTATCCTGAACACTTTGCTCATGATTATAGGGCAGGTAGAAAGGGTTACAGGGATATCCATACTGCTTTGAACTCCGGAATAGGACAAGGAGGATATACGAGAATCTATTATACTGCATATAAAAACGGAATAGCGAAATGACAGTAGTAAATAAAAGGGAGCCAGAAAATCACTGGGATGGTATAAAACTCATAGTAGGTATAAAAAAATACTATACCGAAACAGGTAATGCGGTAGACGATACCTTCACCACAGAAGGTGAACCTTTCGAAGTAAAAGACCAAAACGAATTTACTCAGAAAGTAGAAGCTATCAGGGATAAAAACGTATTCTTGAAAGCAATGGCGGTCCAAGAAAACAAAGAGATATATACTCAAAAGTTTATCACGAAACTATAATCAATCAAACATTTTTCAAACAACCTTTTAATTCATTAAATTATGGCAAAGAAAAAAGCTGCAGCAAAAGAGGTAGAACGCAAGGTTCTCTCTAACGGGGTTATCCTCATCAAATACGATGACGGTTCCTATGCACTTCTGACTCCTATTTCGGCAGAAGATGCCGAGGATATCTTCGGTGTGGAAGCCGAAGATTCCGACGAAGATGAAGAGGATGAGGAAGACGAAGATGAGGAAGATGAAGAGGATGAGGAAGACGAAGATTCCGACGAAGATGAGGAAGACGATGAGGAAGCCGAAGATTCCGAAGATGAAGAGGAAGACGATGAGGATGAGGAAGACGAAGATGACGAGGTAACCCCTGAGGACCTGGCCGGTATGGACTTCGAAGCTCTAGAGGACCTCTGCGACGACAAAGAACTCGAAACTGACCCCGACGAATTCGACGAGGAGGACGTGGAGAAACTCCGCAAGGCGGTTGCCAAGGAGCTGGGCATCACTCTGCCCAAGGCCAAGGCCGCTTCCAAGAAGGACACCAAGAAAAAGAAAAAGTAAGGGTCCTTCCGACTATAACAATTCCTGAGGGCTGCTATACTCTTAATTAGCTGAAGATAATACCTGGTAAAGATGGCATCAAGTTCATTCATTCAGGTCAGCCCTCTTTTTAATCAAAAACCTTAATCAATAAAAGATATGGCAACCAAGAAGAAAGACAAAGCAGCTGAGGCAAAGGCTGCAGCAGAAACGAAAAAAGGCGGTAAGAAAGAACTGACCGCAGAAGAGAAGAAGGCCAAACGAGAGGCCATGAAGGAGCGACTCAAGAACCGGGCACCTGGTCAGCGACCCAACAGTAAACAGTGCGATATCATCGACCTGGGCGGTGGCAACGTTGCAAAGACCTTCGCCATGAACGTACGGAAGTACGGCGTTCTCATCACCTCAGTGGTTACCGACAAGGACGGCAAGGTGATTGCTGTCTCGAATGCAACCATCCCCGGAGTATCCGTCAAGTCCAAGAAGGAGCACGGCACGCTGGTCCCGAAGATGCCCGGCATGGGTAAGAAAGGGAAGGCAGCCGATGCAGAGGATGACGAAGAGGACGAAGACGATGAGGAATAGGCACACGACGCAGCCTAACCAATTCGGACATAGTTTTTGAGTCATACAGGGGAGGCCATCCGAAAACAAAGGGTGGACCTCCCCACTTTGTATAGGTATATGCAAGAAGACGATGAAATTATATACCTGGCATTATGTAATCAACTGCAATCATATCAGCTATTGCTAGAGGAAGAAAAAGACATCACCGAAGAAAATAGACTGATGGCAGAGTATATTATCTCTAGAACTGAGCAATTGATTGAAATATATGCCCAGAAAATAGGAAGTGACACCTTTATTCAAAGACCTCAATGGGACAATTTAACTCCTCCGTAAAAGGGTTGATATATCGGATTAAGGATATGACCCGATTGATTCAGGACATTGATGCTCAACTATCAGTGCCAGGATTATCCCCCGGAAAAAGGCAATCTTTAATCAAAGATAAGACCCTGAAATTAGGTAAGGTCAAGGCATTAGTCAAAAGGGTAGAAGACCTGGCTAATGGAAATATCTTAACCATAACCTTTGAAAACAAGGGCACTGGGGAAAGATATAGGATTATATACACCAACATCTCTCAGGATGATGCCCTTGCCCATCTGAAATTGATGGCATATCTTCGGGGGATAGAAATAATCATCTCAGAGATAAAGGAAGTGCAGACCAAAAACTCCCTAACCAAACTATAAACATGCAAAGGTAATTCAAACTCATTTTTAATCAACTCAACAACAATGGCAAAGGACATTAGCAAGAAAGAACTGGCAGCAAAGAAAGCTCGCCGGGCTCAGAAGGAAATGCTGGCCTACATGGAAGAGAACAATCTCGACCCCAAGAAAGACTGGACAGGCCACAAGAAACACGGTAAGAAAATCCAGGCATGGATTGATGTTATCAACCTCGGAAACAAGAAGGCCCGGGAACTCAACGAGGAAAAGGCCATCGAGAAGTCCGAGAAGAAAAAGAACAAGAAGCCGGAAGCCCATCCCAAGAAGGAAAATGTAACCAGCACTCCGAATGCCTACGACTATCCTACGGTAGATGGCAAGGAGATGACTTCGGACCAGAAGAAGAAGTATCGCCAGAAGATGCGTACTCTTCTGAAGACGATGTCGAAGGAGAAGGCCGAAGCAGAAGGAAAGAAGTATGCTGCAGAGCTGGCTTCAGGTTCGACTGCTGTTCCAAAGAAGGAGAAGGCAAAGAAGGAAGAGCCGGCCAAGGAAAAGAAGGCCGAGAAACCTGCCAAGGAAGGCAAGGACAAGAAGAAGAAGAAGGCAAAGAAAGAGGAGGATTAAACCGATAGGCAATCAGTGAAACTTCTCATGCCTCGAATCCACGAAGGGTTCGGGGTTCTTTGTTGAATATACCTATACAACACCACTGAATTTAATTTGCATATTATAATAATAAGTATTATATTTGCATAACGAAAGATAAATAATAATAAGTATTATATTTGCATAACGAAATATTATAAAGATGAAAATCAACCGAGGCTGTATTAAACTGAAATTGCAAAGGCATCTATCTGCCCAAGAAATATGGAATCAGATTATGGATGTGCATATTCAGGCGCTGGAATCCCTTTTAGAGGATAAGAGCTTAGATAAATGGAAAATTATATTCCCCTGCTATGGAACTTCTCTAGAAGCGGTAGAATCAATGGCAAGGGAATATATAGAAGCCTTCAAAATGGTTCAAGGCAATACGTTCAACGAAAGATATGAGGATGTTGAAACTATGTTGGTAACCGGATTAAACCAAAGATGGTTCAATACTATCATGAGTACACTCTATATGATGGAAGAGGACTTAATGGAAATGAGTTCTGATTCCGTCTTCACTCTCTGGGATATTTTCTTCACATGCCAGGCATTGCGTAAAGAAAATAATGTGGTAGTTATGGGACTTAACACTTTCGAGCTTAAAGGACAGTAAAGATGAAAGACACAATTAAAATCACAGGCTCATCAAGGATTGAGAAGGTTATCTTTGATGACGAGACAAGGGACATTGAGATAACCTTCAAAGGGGAAAAGGTATACCGGTATAATTCGGTATCTGAATTCGACTTCAGAATGTTCAAAGAGGATATCCAAAACGGAGAATCCGTTGGGAAGTCCTTCGAGAAAAGAATCAGGAATAAATACGCAGGAGTAAGATTATGAAAAGGTATTACACTCCAGACGGGGAACCCGATGAAGCTAAGACCCTTTGGGTAGCAGTAAAGAAAGGTATTATAGGGGTATCAGTATTCTGTGCAATATGCGTATTGTGGGATACTAAGACAGTTCCCCCTACTCCCGATGCTACTCCTCACTGGAAAAACTGGGATGAGTCAAGACACTTATCCGAGGTAAAGAGCTATGACTACAAAAACGGTATCATTCACTATCGGGATGAATCTACCGGAGAGAGACCCAGGGAGTTAAATCTTCATGGGTCTTCTGGCAGTTATGGTTCTGGTATAACTCTGCAAGTATCTGGTGCATCAGTACACCTGGATATGGATGCAGAAGAATTGATGGACCAGTTAACTGAGGATGTAGATTTTTACGAGTACTTCGAACGAAATATGGATTGATATGGCAGGTCGGATTAAATTTAAAGTAAACAAGTACGTTCACGGTTCAAGAAGCAAGGATGTATTTGAATTCAAGCCTAAAGCTCAGATTATATTCGAGGGTAAGAGGATTGGTCAGATAATTGACACAGAGGTATACTTCTACATAAGTGTAAAAGACCGTACCCTAAACTACATACCTGAATTGTGGGGAAAATTCTCTACTCATCAGGAAGCAAAGGAAGCAGTAATAACTCAGGCAGAATATATCTGGAAAACACTAAACATTTATCACCCCCTTAAAACATTAGCACCAAACTACGGATTATGGGAAAAGAAGTAAAGAAACCGACAAACAGCTGGGTATGGAAAAAGATATTCGGTGTAACCCTATTGGGATGGATGAATATCCTTATATTTCAATGGCTATTCATCCGGATATCTTATAATTGGGTATATGTAGACCCTGACAAAGATGAAGATGCTAGAACAGATGATTTCTGGGATGATGAGAAACAGCAGTTTGTTGCAAAAACTTTCTACTACTATGCCATTATCGGGTGTATTATACCTCTAACGGGGTGGTGGGGAGACTATGTAATGCCGTTCAAATTCAAAGGTCGGTTAACTAAGGTAAAAGAATACTACGAATGAGTACAGTAGACTTCAAAGCTGCTTGTGCAGCTCATAGGAAATGTTGCCCATATAAGGCAACTCCATCTACAAAATGTAAAGTGGAGGACAAGGATAAAGAGAATTTATATGAGAGGTATAAAGGTAAATGTGGGGCTAATGTAGAAACTCCAGATGGTTTATGCCCGGTAAAAGATTGCTACTACATGGCCAAGTTCAAAAAGACATTAAAGAAGTTATCTGAGAAGTAATGACACCAGTAGCTGTGGCTAAAACTTATAATGAGCTTATGGGACCTGAATCTCAGGTTAAATCCGTAAAGATACAAGATGATGGTCATAGGCAAACCATCTATGTAAAGATGACACCCATACGTAGGGATAACTCACTCTCATCAATTAACATTGCCTTGAACGTACCAGAAAAGTAGTTGCAGAATTATTTGCAGGGATAAATATTTATATCTATATTTGCATAAACAATAAAAGGGAAAAGCCACAAGAGGTTAACACACAGAAGCCAAGAACACAACCTCAAAGAAATTGATAAAAATATTTGCATATATAGAAAAGTTCCCCTATATTTGCATTAGGAAAAGAAATAATAAAACACTTTTAATTTATTGTAAAACCTTTTAACATTGTTAGCCGTGAAAAAGAACAAGAAAAATCAGGCTCAGGAAATCGAAAAGACCAACCTGGTAAAGGGAATCAACAACCTCATCGAAGAGAAGACTCAGAAGGTCGAGAAATCCAAAAAGGCTCTGAAGGCCGAGGCTAAAAAAGAGGAAACTCCTGAAGCGGCCAAAGAGAAGAAGGTCAAGAAGACCCAGAAAGAGAAACTGGTCGATAAGACCAAGAAAAAGGTCGAAGCCAACCTCGTCGAGGAAGTGGTAACGAAACGGGAAGTCAAGTACATCTATCCGGCGGACTGCGAGGACACTCTTTCCCGGAAAAAGTTCCGGCAGACGGTCCGAAACAAGATTCATCAGCTGGAGCTGGCAATGCTCCGAATCGAGGACCAGGACTCCAAGGAGTTCAAGAAAGCAAAGAAGGAGTACCTCGAGTACAAGAACCAATTCGTCAAGGAATCCGTTGCAATCTAATCTTTCATAGTAGGAGATGGGTATAGGACTAAGTAAGGTCCTATACCCCTTAGTATAACAACACTTTAATGATATGAAAAATTATGGTTGTTGGCTTACCTGAGAAAGCAATTCAGAAAGTAGACAAGGAATTGCTAGAATTACACAAAGAAGTTCTTAAGTCATATCTCACACAACGGAGTCTAAAGCACAAGTACCAAAAGAAATTCTTTAAGATATACGACCACTACATTACGGAGAAGAACATAAGAAGGTTTTTCTTCCGTTCTGCTAAGCTGTTTGTATATGCTTTAGTAACGGACCGATTGGATGAGATTGAAAACTATGTACCCGTAAAAGATAAGAAAAAGCATGTTTCCAGAAAGAGTAAAAAGCGTAACGCTTGATAAGTCCAGGATTACCTATTACCTTCAAATTCAGGAAGGGGTGCAAACCCGTACTGAATGTCCCATAAATCCTGAATTATATCAGGTAGAGGATTTAGCCTTTAATTGCAGTGTAAGGTCTAATCAGTATCTTCCGGATTATGCAATCAAAGGGTATTTCACGGTAGATGAATATTTACAGCACCCGGTATTCATTGAGAATACAAATGGGCCTCACCTATTATATATCACGGGGATTCCCAGGAATCTTCCTGAGGTAGAGAGGAATAGGTTTAGGTTCCAGGAACATATTTGGTTATCATACTGGGAAGATAAGCATATAGGCTACCTTTTCCAGGTGGTAACTAGAGAACAAGCATTAACTCACTTAATAAATCAATAACTTACAAAATACAAAGCACTATGAAAACTCAGGAGTATATAAAGCAATTCAAGTTGGACCGGGAACATTACAACTTTAACCGGGAGAAATTTATGGAGGCCTTCGGTCAGGAATTTAAGGACCGAATTGAGGCAACCCTTATAGCCTGTAAAAAAATGCAGGTGCAGTTCACCTACGAAAAATTCCTCCATGCCATAAAAGAGCAACAGGATAAATTCTGGAATATTTCCAACAAGAAAGTCGGAGAACCTTTTTCGGAAGGTTTATTCTCGGCATTCTTTGCCTTACATGTTATACCTCTCCGGGCAAGTCTTTTCCCTAACCTTCATGCCAAATTAGAGGAGAAGAGGAGAAAGGCAATTGAAATGGATGCCAAGATTAAGGCAGAACTGGAGGCTGCTGAAAAGAAACGGCAGGAAAGGGAAAAGAAAATGGAACCGGTTATAAATGCTATGATGACATACGCAGTAGCCAAAAGCTTGGCAAAGCAATCCAAGCAGGTGGGTAATAAACCCAAGGGAAAGAAGTAAATCCTAATAATACAAGACTCTAAAGTTACTAAGATTTTATGAAGACCATTTTAGAGATAGCAAAGTTGGTAGAGGATAAAATGGTGACCTTGTATCAGGAAGCCGGAGAAAATGAGGTAAACATGAGCTATTGCTTCAGACAAAGTTCTGTAACCATAGAAATGCTTTATCCTAAACATGTGCACAAGCTGTTATCTGAACTTTTAGCTATGAGCAACCAGCTTAAATGCGAAGGTCATATAGCAGATTACAAGCTCTCAATAAGCTCATCAAGATTGAAGGTAAGCCTATTTCAGTAATCCAGCAACCTGACTATCAAAGAGTTAATTCAAAAAGGCCCTTACCCAATCTGGGCCTTTTTATTTACTTATTTTGGGATTAACTATTAGATACCAAAACTTAACACTATGAAAGAACAAAAGATAGTTCCAAGGTTTCCAAGAGGAATGGGAGTAACCCAATTAGCTCTACAGGCTAATGCTGGAGATGATGAAGCTCTCAAGAATCTGACCAAGTTCATTATCCATATCTGGATTGTCAACAACGGGAAATTATGGGCAAAGGTTTATTCCGTAAATGAACTCGCAGATTTCTTGAAATGTGAACCAGCAATTATTCAGATGCAAATGAAACAAACGTTTCTAGACAACGGTTTATTTGACCGTAGCAAGATGAATGAGATTGCTGATTCTCTTATGGGAGCTTGCATATCATGGGCACTTGAAGACCGTATGGAAGTAAGCCAGCAGGTTCAAATACTCAGGGATTCTCAGGGCGGAAGATATGCTCCATTCATCACCTCCGAAGTCAATAAGGCCCTTGGATTGAAACAGCAATCTACAACTTCTCTTCAGAGTTTAGTAAGGGCAGTAACTGGAGGAGGTACCGTGAATATCTTTGCTCAACAGAACAATCAATTCAATAATGGTGCCCAAGAAGAGCAGACTTTAACTAGAGATGAAGCCATGGAAATGATTCAAAGGGAGTTGGCTGACAAGGGTGGTATAAAGGAAATTGAATATGTAGAGAACCAATATGACTTCAAAGAACTACCAGTTGTAGTTGCAACCAAACAAGATGGCAACATAGGTGAGAAAGAAGGATTAACCCTTAAAAACGGAGAACTCGATAGCGTAACAGGGGACTACCATGGTGCCTTAAAAGTTTTTGACGAAGACCATCACCAAATCAGACGAGAAATCGAAGAGGGAATAGACTACGAAGAAATAGACCCAGAACTCGAAGATTAACCTTTGATTTTTATTTGCAAAATTAGATTAAATTTCTTATATTTGTATAAAGATAAAAATAAAGGTTATGGACTTAATAATTAAAGCTCGGAATGTTACAGTTACATTAACTGTACAGGGTTTTCTCAAAGTAGTATCAGCTAATGAGAATGAGATAAGATTCTATATTTCAGGAGAGGATAATATCTGGGAAGCTTCTGAACAACTATCCAACCACAATATCTGGCATAACCCATACCCTCATTACTTGGGTATACCATTTACAGCCGAGAGTTTAGAGCCGGGATATAAAGCTGAAGTTCAATTCAATCTATAACACAAACACCTACTATGAAAGAAGTATTAAACGCAACTCAAGTAGTAAACCGAGTAAATCAACTTATCAATGAAGGTAAGAAGTTAAAGGTATTCGGTTTACCTTATCCACCTTATCAGGAAGACTTGGTCTTTACCGATGAGAGAATCAATCGGCAGGGTTGGCTATGCACCAACTCGAAGGTAACTTTATCAGCATCTGCCTGTGCTACCAAGATAAAGATACACACAATCACGGGTTGGTGCAACCTTTTCCAATATGTTGAAAACGGCAAATACATCGATACCCTCAGTGAAGACGGGAACTACGTCGGTATGCAGGTTATGGATGATATCTGCCCAGGAATGCTTCTGGGAGAGTCTCAAGAAGACAAGTTGATAAACCTGGGTATGATTATAGATGTAATGGATGATGAAGATGAAGCTATTCGTACGGTAACAGTAGTTGGTACGGATTTCTTGGAAAGAAACTATCATTCATTAGCCAAAGAACCTTCAAGTTACTTTGTATTCGACAAAATCATGTAACACTTTTAGATATGCACACTAATCATCGCATAGCTCTTTTAATCAGGGCAAGCAGACTTTACTGCCACAGCATGTACCAGGAGTATGAACCTAAATATTACTCCACAATCAAAGAAGTAGTTCTCAACTTTACTAACAAACTCTTCGGTACAAAGAGTATTGAGAACAAGATAGATATCAAGGTATTGCCTCTGTTTGAGGATAATTACATAGGGGTAAATATAGCTATGGAGTTCCCTGATGAATCCGGTCTGGAGTTCGAGCTTTACAAGCAACCACTTATTCCGGAAGAATATTACTACAAGCCGAGACCTATACCAGATAAGGCCTAATAAATAAAGGACCATTAAGACCTCTTATCTAGAGGTCTTTTTTGTGTTACTAAACTAAACTTACCTTTATAAGGATTAAAATCTCTAGAACCTATTCCTACTGCCTGATGCCGAGAAGTTTTATTTGCATATTAAAAATATTATTGCTATATTTGTATAAAGATAAAAATAAACCTTAAATATAATACCATGGAAAAGAAAAAGATTAAGGACTTAGCAAAAGGGGAATACTTTATTCTGAATCCCATCGAAGAACCCAATGCCTCTCAGGTTTGGGTAAGAGGAGAATACATCAGGGAAGCTAAGAAATACAGTACCTACAAATGGGAGGACACTAATCATGAAACTCTCAGGAAAGGGGACAAGGAAGTTTACATAGGTTTTACCTTTTAACACTTACAACTATGGCACAGCAGAAAAGGTACAAATTGCTCATCTGGTTCTATCTCCACAATCACCTTCACAAAAGTATTCATGCTGCACATAGCATGGAGGTAGAACTAACCCGGAAAACTGAAGTTAGTGAATGGATAAATGAAAATGATGAGAGTATTGCAAAAGCATACCTCATTGACCGGGTTAAAGATACCCGAGAAACGGTAATAGAAAGAAATATTGAACGAACAATATACTAAAACTAAAGATTATGAGTTACACAGTAGAAGACCTGATTCGAGCTCTAGAAGAAATGGACCCTCAGGCACCAGTAATGGTAGCAGTACAACCATCATGGCCATTTGAACACAGTATCACTGGAGTTATCAATGCTCATAACGGGACGGTATACCTTGCATCCAGACAGGAAGGTTATTTACCCCCAGAAGCTAAAGAAGCTTTCGAAGAGAACGGTATCCCTTTCTAACCTCATCTGACCTCTGATTTATATTTGCAAATATAGATTAAATTCATTATATTTGTAATATAGAAAAGAAATAAAATCGAATATTATGAAAGATTACAAAAGGGTATTGCTGGATGGGTTAAAGAAGTCGAGCAATGTTCAAGAAGAAGAGAGGGATTGCATCAAGGAAGCAATCAAAGAGACCTACCTTGATATGGTTGAAGAGTTGGATGCCCGATTAGGGTTAGAACTCTTTGATTATCGGGTAGAAGTAAGATACTACTCCGATGGAATCCCCGAAAGGTTCAAGCATACTCTATGGGTTAAATTCTCGGATGAGACCATGCCCAAGATGTCTTTCAGAGGGGCAATGCAACAGGTGGTATCTATCCTCTCAACTGGAGATGATGAAGTAAAGATTATCAGTCATAACACTGGACTCAAAATCGAGATAGTAGCATGAGTGCATTCAATAAGATACAAAGAGAATACAACTGGGTATGCAAGCATATCAAAGGGCCTTTGTATAGAATAAAGATGCAAGAGCTATACAATGAGGCTAATAAAGCTATCCTCAACCCAAAGTTAACTCCAGAACAGAAATTAAAACTAATCGGTATCAGAGATACATTAAAGACAAAACTATGAAAAAGCTAATCATCATTATGGCCATTCTCTTAGCTGGATGCGTAGAGAAAAAGGAAAGAACCGAAATAGGAGGCAATCCGGATATGATTCAACATCATGTTCTGGTATTTTCCAGAGGTAACGGCTATACAGTATATACTTTCACCTTTGAACAGGATGGCCATAAGTATATGGTGGCTACCTCTTACAAAGGTGGTATTGCTATGGTAGAAATAAAAGATTGACTAAAGTTAACCTACTATGAAAATGTTCGAATTCATTCCGTATATGCTGGAGCTGGACCCAGAAGCGGAAGTAAAGTTAATTGAGGATTTGGAACCAGGTGAGGACGGATTACCAAAGACAATACAAGTTGTTCCTACTCTCATGTTAAATACCAAGACCGGAGAGAAGACTCTGACTTTAATTAAGAAGAGCCATATGGATAAAATGATATCTGAGGAGAGACTTCAGATGACTAAGGTAACATTCCAAGACAAGGTATCATGAAAAAGAAAGAAGAACAAGGGTGCTTAAGGCCCCTACTGATAGCTATAGTATTAGTACTGGCAGCGACGATTTGGTACCAGATATCCTACCAAAGTGAGGAAAAGAAAGAGCCCGAGACAAGGCAATTAGTAAATCCCGACGGGAGCCTAAAATTTGAAGCAGTTCAAAGATTGGCTCCCGATTATATTGATAGCCTCAAAAGAGCCGGTGAAATTGAGAGATGGTTAAAAGAACACCCTCAGCAAAACATCAATATACACATCACTATAGAAGATGAACGCTGGTAAAGGCCGTTAATATTTATTTGCAAAATAGCAAATATTTGCTATATTTGTATAAAGAGAAATAAATATAAACCATAAATTTAATAAGGCCATGATTAAACAAACTCGTAAACCTATTCAATTAACCAAATCAATGTTAATTAACATACTTAGAGGTATGGAGGCTAAACACTTAAAAAGTGCTAGCATATACGACAGGGATTCAGAGGAACATGTAATCCTATCAATAGAGGAGATTAAATACTTAATCGACTTACCTCAACAGAATTACCGTATACTCCCCGAAGGTGACAATCCTAATAAACTCGGCTAATCATGAAAACACAATCAGATATTCATTTATACCTCCTGAAGAAAGTTCACGGATGGTGCAAAATACAAGGCATGACAAACCTCGAAATGTATTTCCAATGCACATTCAGGGAATTTCTCCGGAGATATGGTATGCTCCTTACCCAGATTAAGACCAGAAACAATCAGTATGGTGGTGGTCATCATACTTTCACCTTCACACCCGCTCCGGGTACGGAAATATTTGGTGGTACAAAATCAGAATTGGAATCAGTATTCGACCTATACGTTTCTTCCTTGGATTATTTCCAATATGAGGATATAACAGTAATCCGCAATAATGGAGGTATCATTTCTATCCGCTGCCATTATCCTTTCTAGCAACTTAAAAATAACAGGATATGAAAACACTTAAGTTAATACTGCAATGCTTACTGGAATGGGTCATCCTTTGCTCAGTAATAGCCATAGTATCATTCCTAATCCTAAAAGCTTATTCAATATGAAAGAAGTCAATATAACCCTCAATGAAAAAGGATATAAAAGACCTTCAGACAATACTGGATAATGCCGAAGCTTATGCCGACACTCATAATCTCAGGGGGCAGTATTCAATGCAGTAGATAGAATCAGGATACACTCACCAAGGAACCAAGTCAGGAAGATTCTCCTCAGAATTATCCCTATCCAACCTCCCAAAAGAAGTTCTACCCCCAACACAAATAAAGTTATGAAAAGAAAACCTAAAACCATATCCAAGGAAAAGGCCATAGTCATAGCCTCCAACCATAACCACATCCCAATCCAAATCGCAAAGGGATATACAGAATCCGAACTAAGGGAAGTATTAAGGCATCTGAACCTAAAGCCAGGCTTCTAATACAACCCCCTCCCTCCCCAAACAAGAATAAATACAAATATTCAAATATCCATATACATATACCTATATAATATTCATTAAGGAATACATATAATATAAACCATCAATCATATAAGGCTTTTAGGATTAGCTTTTATCTTAAAAGCCTTTTAGTTTGACCATTAGGATAGGGCAAAAGTTAACAAGCAGTCCTTGTGACGGGTCCGGACAACGAAAAAGTCCAAGGGCCATAAAATCAGGTTAGGGCAAATTTTTGGGTAGTGGGTAAGGTAAGGCCTTAATGTGTACCCTAAGAGCTCTGGAGCTATCTATGTTACTATACGTATTAGCTAAGTCGACTTAGGGCCCTAAGACCAGGAGCAAGGCCATAAAGGCACCTTTAAGGTACCCAAACCCCTACCTTATTCAAATCTATATATATATAATATAAGTCTTATTAAGGATAAGGTTAAGGCAGTAGCTAAGGCCTTTTCGATAAAGAGACATTAGGCCCTCTGACTCTTGATATCTACAGCTTAACTCTCTATTCATATTGGTACCCCTTAGTGTACCTAAGATGGGCCTTAATCCCAAGCCTTAAAGAGTACAATCTATATTATATATATATATGCGAGTCTTTTAGGTCATTTTGGAACAGGTGTCTAAAATCGATATGCCAGGAATAGAGTATTGGAGATTTGATTTCTCAAGTTAAGGCTGGTTTAAGGCACATTTAGGGTACCTTTTAAGGCCTTTTATGGTATGTTAAGGTACCTTAACATAGCCTTCATATTATATAAGGATTGGCTTTTAGTGGCCTTTGGGATTATGGCCTTGGGCCTTCATAAGGCCCGGTATATTTATTTGCATATTATAATAATAAGTATTATATTTGCATAACGAAAGATAAATAATAAACCATAACGAAAGATAAATAATAAACCATAACG